CACAGAATCCACAGAATCCACAGAATCCACCGAATCCACAGAATCCACAGAATCCACAGAATCCACAGAATCCACAGAATCCACAGAATCCACCGAATCCACAGAATCCACCGAATCCACAGAATCCACAGAATCCACAGCAGAATATGAATGAAAATAATAATGTAAATAACTTAATAGAAGCACCAGCACCAGCATCAGCACCAGCACCAGCACCAGTGACGAGAGAAAATTTAGAAAAAATTCTAAATACCCAATTAAATCCAATACGAGATGCTATCAATGGATTAACAAATATATTTGATGATTATAGAAGACATTCAACATTAATAAGCAACCACATCACACAACTTGACAGGTTAAATAGGGAAATGCGACAATATATAACAATGCAAGCGGAACGAGCGAATATTGATACGAGACAAATAAATTTAATTTTAGAACGATCATTAGAAATAAGAGATCAACTGACAAGAATGTCCGAAAATTTTATAAACATACGCGAATTTACGAGAATACTTAATGAAATTTTGGATAATTTGGATTTGGATAATACAATAAACAATTTTATGAAAATTAAAGGAGAATATTCTGAGTTGATCACTCAAATTTTAAACCAAAATGACGAATCGCAGAGAAAAATAAGAGATTTAGAAAGCAAACTTAAGCAAGAAAGAGAAAAATATCCGATTCTTGATGGAAGAATCGAAAGCTTGCAACAAGAATTTAATTCAGTAAAAGCAGAAAATAACAAATTAAGGAAGAAAATACAAAAATTAAAACAAAAGTTAACTATATGTTTATTAAAAAGAAAGGTTTATGAAAAGGATATTAAACAATATAAAACACAAATTACTGACCTAGACAAAAGAATAGAAAACTTAGAAAAGGATATTAAACTGAAAGATGAAGAATACGATGTATTACATAAAAAATATTGTGAAAATAAAAAAGAATTGGAACAATTACAAAAAGAAAAGGAAAAAATAGATTCTTTAAGACTGGAAATAGAGAAATTAAAAAAACAAACAAACAAAGATGAAAATAAAATAAAAAATTTAGAAAAACAACTAGAAATACAGGAAAAAGCACATATAAAAGATTTAAAAGAAAAATTAAACGATCAAAAAATACAAAATGAAAAAAAATTAAGTGAATTAAAACTAGAAAATCTAAAATTAAAAAATGGCCAGAAAAAATTAATTCAATTAATAAGTGACTTGAAAAAAAAATTAAATGACTTGCAAAACTCAAAAAAAGAAGAATTACAAAAAAAACAAGAAGAAATTGAGGAATTAAAAAATAAATTAGAAGAATCAGAAAATGATATAAATAATATAAATATAAACCTACAGAATAACGAAAAATTAATAAATGAAAATGAGGATTTAAAAAAAAAACTTGAGATAGCGAATAAAAAGATACAAGAGACGAATAGTTTGAATGATAAGCATCAACATGCAATAAATGCTTTGAAAGAACTAAATCAAACAAATAAATTAGAAATATCTTTTCTTAAGGAACAAGCGAAAAACCTCGAGGAACACCATAAAATTGAAATAGAAGAATTACAAGATGAAATAAACAAATTAAAAATAAAATCAACCAAAGAAATCGGAAAATATAATAAATTAAAAAAAGAGAAAACGGATATGGAGGCAATAATCAAACAGTTGTCGAAGGATAATAAAAAATTTTCAACCGAAAACGATAAATTAAAAAATATAAATAAAAATTTAAACAAAACAATCGAAATCTTAGAACAAGAAAATCAAAAATTAAATATACAGATAGAAACTTTAATTAATAAAAATGAAAAACTGGAAAAGGAATTGGCTGAAGTGATGGAAAAATTAAAGAAAAAAACTAAAAGAGAACGACCTAAAGATGTACAAAAATTTCTGAATGATATTTCTTATCAGATGAGCAGATATATAGAAACAAAATCTTGGAGAGGTACTGCAAGTATTGAACGAAGAAGAAACCAAGTAGTACAGGAAATGAAAAACATACAAACCGCATTTACTAAAAAGTTTGGCATTAAAACAAATCAAAGACAGATACAACCTTGGACAGGTGGTACTACTACTATACGACCTTGCCCGAAAATAAATAGTGATGATCAAGATTTCCAGAATAGTAATGATGATGTAAGCAAAATCATTTCTATCATTCCAGAAGTGATTGATACTGATAAAAATAAAAAAGATTTAGAAAAGTTAAGGGACATTATCAGTAATTTGCCTCTACCAAATACAGATGACATAGAACAGAATATAAGAGAAAAATTGAAGTTAAATAATGATAAAATTAAACAAAACGAGAAAGATAATCCATATATAGCCGATATTGGCCCTCAAACAAAAGAAGACGAAGAAGACGTAGAAGACGTAGAAGACGTAGAAGACGAAGAAGAGGAAGAAAATGATAATGAAGAAAATGATAATAAAGAATTTAAAACGGTAGATTTAAATAGTGAGAATATGATTGACGACCAAGTAAATAAAATAAATAAAGGATTGAAAAAAATACGTAATTATTATGCTATAACACGAGATATTACTAATTTATTAGAGAATAAGGGAGATATACAATCATCTCTAAAAAGAAATGAACCACAAAACGGTGGTCATAAAAGTTTAGTGGGGCAAGAATTGTATGATAAAATTATATTTACAAAAGGTGGTATAAAAAAAATAAATCTAAAAAAAAATAGACATAAAAAAAAAGTTAATAAAATAGTAGATAATTTAATAAAGATTTTGTATAAGTCAAAAGGTGGAAATGGCGACAAGGAAGACAAACAGGACAAAAATCTAATGGTATCATCAATAGCGTCAAAATATACAGTTATTGATAAGAATATTAAAGAATATATTGTCTTTTTTGAAAAAAAGTTAAATAAATATAATATAAATAAATCTAATAAAGAAAAAAAAACTGATTTTAAAACATATTATTTTAGTGTAGGTGAAATGGCTAATTATGAACGCATAATGAAAACTATAATAGATCATTGGTCCAATCTTGGATTGAAAGATATTAATGATGATATTTATAGAGATATTGAGAACGTGATTGGACGTATTAGTGTCATAGACAATAATGATAATGATAATGTTAAAGATAAGTATAAAAAAAAACATACTTTGTTTGAGTTTGAAATGATGCCTGAACAACCACCTGTACAAACAGGAAACAAATCATTAATTTATTTTAGAGATAGTGGATTTAAGATAGTAGAAAATTTTGAAATTGAAAATTTAAGTGTTGACCACCGTAAAAAACTTAACTATATGGATCATAAAATGACAGAATTTATTAATAATTTGCAACATTTATATGATAATTATTATCTTATGATAAGACGTTATTACAACTTATTTTTGAAATTGCGAGAAAAAACTAAAGAAATTAAACCAATAGATTCATTTATCATTATACGTGATGAAACCAATACAACACTTCAAACAGAATTATTAAATTTTTTAATCATACTTAGAAACGAATTAGATAATTTTTTAGTTTTAACAAGAAAACCAGTTTCTGTTTATGCTAGAATAAATGATATTGGTCGTTTTTCAAAACGATTAAAAAAAAATGATGATAATGATGATATAGTTCAAGATTTTGATGTTGCGAAAAAAATATGTAATGAAAAGACTAATACCAATAAGATAACAAAGGAAGAGTCAAATAATATATTTGCTGCATATCCCAAAAATGTTGAGAAATTTGATACAAATTTATGTAAATACATAAAATCAGACGATTTTATCCAATGGTCTGAAGGTGAAGGTACAAAGAATCGTGGATACTTAAATATTGATAAAGGTGTCTGTGAATATTCTGGGACAGATATGGGTACAATGGTGAGAAATTCGAGAAGTGTAAAATTTAGTGAAATATTTTTTAAACCAGAATTTAATAGTAATGAAACAATATCACAATACATGTTATTGGATAAACTTATTACTAGAGGAATTGGAACATATTTAGTTACATATGGATATAGTGGTGTTGGAAAATCGTATACATTATTTGGTACCAAAAAGAGTGATGGTTTATTACAAGCAACTATCAAGAACGTAGGGAATAAGAGTGACTTAAAATCAATTCAACTTCGTATATATGAATTATATGGTTTGGGTATTGGATATAGTGAATGTTGGAATAATTATAATAAAATAGATCAATCCATATTTCATTATTCAATGAAAAAAAATGAAAGAGATAATGAATTAATGGTCCATAGCGTTGATGAAAAGCGAGGGAAAGAGATACCTATTTATATTAACTCAAAAATCGATTTGAATACTGAAAAATTGTCTAAATTTTCAGTATTAGTTTCTGACATAGAAAACATTCGGAAACGTGCTAAAAGGATAAAAACAACTATAAATAATCCAGTTAGTTCTCGTGGGAAAATTATTTATGATTTTATGTTTGAGTTTACTGATGGAAGAAAAACTCCTTTTATAATTGATGATAGTCCAGGTGCTGAAAATTTATTAGAAACTTATATTTATAATAATACAAAAATTAATAAAAAAACTAAAGAAGCAATAAACAAGTATGTAACAAAAAAAATAGATATTAAGGAAAAAACAGCTTCTTGGGAATTTGCAATGTTTTGTGCAGGATTAGTACAACCATTATGGTTAGGTTTTTTAAATGCAAATGGTGTAATACTAGGATATAATAAGTTGATTAATTCTACGGAGGATGGGATAACAAAACAAAGAATAAATAATTATGTAGCATTTATGAGTATTCGTCTGGATGGAAAATTAAATAAATTAAATAAATTAAATAAGGATGGTTCGATTTCACTTGAACCGCAGCCAATAAAAAATGACCAAGATTATTGCCAACAAATGTATGGAGAATATGAAGGAAAAGTTATCATGGATTACATAAATAAATTCGTCCAAAAAAACGTAGATAAAGAGTCATATAAGAATAGTATTTTAAACAAAACAAAGTCATTTTATGCGAAAGGTATCAAAAGTGAAAAAGAAAATATGAATCTGGCTTTTAAACTTATATATGAAACTATTAAGTATTGTAAAGATATTGAAGGTGAAGTCGATACAAATCTTAAAAAGGGTGAAAACAAATATGATTTATTTATTTATTTATTAATAAATATATTTGAATTGTCTAATATATTTTTAAAAATTAAAGAAGCAGATATGTCAGAACAAATAGATGGTAATGCGGATAACTTTGCCACATCATGGACAAATATTGAATCAGATATTAAAAATGCATCTTATGATACATTTTATAAAAAATGGGTAGAATTTTTTAATAAAAAAGTTGGAAAAAAAACCAATGTGACCCGACAATACACTTCGGATAGTGGTTCGGAGTATAAAGATAAACATTGGAGTACTTGGAGTAATGTATTAAACACGTTACAACTAATGAAAAAAGAAAATAAAGGAGACAAGGAGAAGTCAAATTTGTCAATTTTATTAGCTGGTGAACAAACTTGGAGATCTAATGTTAGTGTTGTTGATGAAATTTTTACAACAAAAAAACAAAAAAAACTAAAAAAAAATAAACTAAAAAAATTTCTAGATAAATTAGCAAAAACGCTACCAAAAGGCACGGAAGACATTAATAAAAAAGATTTTATTGAATTATTAATTAATGGAGAACTCGTTAATTCCAAATTGATTCGGAATTGGGAATCTGAATTAAAAGAAGTAGTGAATACTATAGAGTCAACTAAAATAGATTATGATGTAGTAAAAAAAACGCGAGAATATATAGGAAATTATATAACATTAGCAATGGAATCTTGGTATATTAATCAAAATATTTCTGGTATATTAAAAAAATTTAGTGAAGCATCTAGGATTTCGCAAAATGATATTGAAACACAAATAGTTAAGTATCGTGATGATACGAGTAGTTCTATGGAAAGTAACAGGGAACTTATTGAAAAATATATAAACGACTACAGTAATATGGCACTTAAAAGAAACGACTACAGTAATATGGCACTTAAAAGAACAAATAATTTTATAAAATATTGCGAAGATAGTTATAAACCTGATGACCTTTTTCGAGTGGAAGAATTTCCAGAAACTATTACTAAAGTAAATCAGCAAGCAAATGAGAAGTTAAGCGAGAAAGAGATTGATGAAAAAGAGTGGGCTAATATCAAAATTGATACAATAGTTGGTTCAGTAATGCAACCATATTTTGATAAAACTAGGACATATGCGATTAAAGATTTTAAGATGTTTTATGTGCTTCAAAATAATAATACAAAATTAAAATGTTATGACCAATTAAAAACATTCCATACATTTACAAACTTTATTAAAAAAGTTTATTAAAATGTAACGGAAATAAATATATAATACAAAAATTATAAAGAATGGTTTTAAAAAAATTATTATTAGATGATATTTATTGTAAATTGGTTTTTAGCATAGATTCTCAAAAGGTATTATGTGATAATGAAAAATATATCAAGTGTTATTGTTGTCGCCATGATAAAGTAAAACATATAATGTGCAAAGTAAGATACTCACCACATTATAAATATGTTATGGGTAATAAGAAAGATTATATTAATTACATGAAATCATCTGGTATTTATGCTGGTTATGGATTAGAACATAGTTTTTCTAAATATGATAATTTAATAAAAAATTTTGACAAATCGAAGATGGGGGGAATAAAGTGTATATTGCGAAGTGGTAAATATATATTAGTTGATGGTGTTCATCGAGTTTCTATTTTATTAAATCGTGGTATTGAAAGTGAAATGGTAAAAATTGTAAAAAATTAAATAAAACGACTGATTATTAGGAATATAATTGCACAAACTAAAGCTTTGATACAAATACCAACAATTGTAATATTTCCGGTTTCAAAGTCAGTCATAAATGAAAGATATTTACCTAAAATAGATGTAGTAAAAGGCATATGTAAAAGTGTAAATAATATCAATACAATAACTGTATTTTTGATATGATTTAGAGTAAATCCTAAAAATAAATTATCATTGTCATCATATTGAGGCATATTAAATTGTGGCATTTGTTGATTATTTTGTGGTAACATAAATGGCATATTTTGCATATTTTGCATATTTTGCATATTTTGCATATTAAATTGTCCCATAGGATTCATAGGTTGTTGAGTTTGTATGGGTTGCATAAATGGTAATTGCCCCATTGGTTCATTAGAATAAGAACGTTCAGATTCTTGTTTACTTAATTCTACTTCATCAAGAACTTGTTGAACAAGTTCATTATTTGAATCTGGTATATCACTGATTGCGGTAGATTTAGACATTATATATATTTTGAACTCATAAATATGTATTGATATTGAAACGAACATAATTACATAGAAGTTGGGCAAATATATGGACTTGGTATAAAAGAGAAGCAATTTTTATTTTCATCTATATATATTTCTTTTCTAATGTGATTAAAATTTGCTCCGTTAAGTTTGTGATTATCAAATAGAATATATGTAGCAAAGAAGTAGCTAATAATAAATCAGAGTATAATTGAAATTATTATATTAATCATTCTTATTATTAATATAATAACTTAGAAAAAATAAAAAATATTTACTAATATATAAATAAATGGCTTTATTAGGAAATTTAATATTACTAATGAAAACTGAATTTGGAAGTTTTTTGATTTCTGTTATCTGGGGTTTTGCTCTTGCCCTTCTTTTTCGAAGAACGTGTAAAAATCGTAATTGTGTAGTAATAAAGGCTCCAAATGCTAAGGAAGTAGAAGACAAAATTTATAAATTTGATTCAGCATGTTTTACTTTTAATACCAATGTTTCTGAATGTTCTGCTTAAATTATTCATCTTCGCCTAATGCATTAAATTTTCTCAATGCTTCTTTTGAAGCAATTTGTTCAGCTTCTTTTTTAGAGGAAGCTACACCTACTCCAACTATATCTGATTTAATTATATTTTTTTTACCTTGTATTTTATCATAGACAACTCTAGTAGCATACATAGTAAAAGTTCTTCTATGTGAAGGCCCAATCATATCACCAGCAGTATATACAGGTGTTTCCCAACCTTGTTTTTGGAAAAAGCGTAGTAATCTATCTTTAAAATTAATATCAATATATAGCAATTTTGCAAAATCTGTTGTATTTTCCAAAACAGCTATTACAAATTGTTTAGTAATCATAAAACCAAGATCTTTGTATAGGGCACATATAAAAGATTCATAAATATCTTCTAAGATTTTATCAGTATTTCTACCATGAATATTTTCCATATGATTAGAAATCAATATAAATTGGGAAATATCCATATATTTACTAAAATTTGCTAACGATTTTCTATCAACTAATCTAGTTTTTAATTTTGTTAAAAAACCTTCATCTTTATTAGGATATCTATCATATAAATATTCGCATACGATATGCCCAATGATAGAATCCCCTAGAAATTCTAATCGTTCATTAGAATTTTTTTGATATGGAACAGCATTTTTGTTATTACGATTGCGATGATAGTTATGATTATTTGATAAAAAATTGTTTGTATTAACATAAGATTTATGAGTTAATGCTCGTTGATATAATGAAATATTTTTTACTTCATCATAAATTTCATGTTTAATAAGAATTTTTCTAATATCATTTTTTGTAACAAGTTTATTTCTAGTATTTACTTGAAAATTCATAGGATGTAAATGATATTTATTTGAATGATATTTTTTGTTGCTCATGATTTAGTATATAATTGTTTTTATAGTATATAAATATTATTTATTTAATTATTAAATGATTAAATCAATTTTATAATTTTATAATCTAATAGCTCTATTATGATCACTAATTTCATTAACATAACTTCTTTCTGTAATATTTCTGTAGTAGAAATTTTCTAGCATATGTTTTAATATTTTTTGTAATAAAAAACTCAAAATGAATGAAGCAACAAGTGAATCTAGAAAAAATAAAGCGAAATTACATAAAATATATACAATAAATTTAGGAAATCCAATTTCAGCGTAATTATTGAAATAAGTATGTAATTTATATTTATGATAAATATACATATCGTGAGCAATAATAACTATAGTAAGTGGACATAATAGTGTAATAACACTAAGAATATAATATTCTTTAGATTTTTCTACATGTATTCCAAATAATTTATATAAATAAGTTCCATTTGTGTCAATTGATTTATAAAATAAACTTAATAATATTAGAAAAATTTGTAAAAATATAAAAATAATAAATTTATTAGATTCAAAGAAGCTACAAAATGATATACAACATTTTTCACTATTTGATATTTTATCAATTAATTCATATTCAAATAAGCATTGATTACATCTTATAAAATTATTTGAATTTACATCTTGTGATCTCCATTCCTGAAGACAATATCTATGAACAAATTTCATAGAACCAGAACATCTACATGGAACAATAAGATCTTCTTCATTATCTGATTCAAGGCAGAAACGACATATTGATGGTTCCGATTGATTTTTTTCATCATCGATTTGAAGTGATACCTCTTCATTATCGGATTCTTTATCGTTTTCTAAATTTTTATATGAATTTTTTTTATCGTTATCTTTTAATGATATATTATACATTGTTATAACTAAAATTAAATTATGTTTTCAATTTTAAATAGTTTTAATTAGTTTTAATTATTAAAATATCTATGTTCACACTTAATTAAAATTTACAGTTATTGTTGCTACATGTTTGCTAATAGTTTTTGTAGCAGATACACATAATTGTCTTCGTTTTCTAATAGGTTTTTTATTTTTTGTTGTTTTTTGTTCTTTATCTTTAAGGTATTTTATTCTATTTTTTTTTGTAACAGAATTCATATCTTTTTCAATAGATTTTAAATTTTTTTCAATATATATGAGAATATTATTTTTTATAACCCAGCGAAAGAAATTTAACTGACCAACTGTTGTCGTCAAAGTTAATTTTTTTTCGTTGTCATATTCAAATAATATACGTTCGTCTCTTCGGAAGGGATCAAATTGTTTTTTTGAAAATGATTTTAATTGCGTTTTATAATTTAAATGAACATCGATTTGTTTTTTTGGTAGTCCTTTTTTATTAATGTAATATCTAACTGTATTTTTTTTACAATAATTTGTAACAAACCAGTCTATAAGTCTTAATGATATTTTTGATTTTCCTTCTATGATTGATAAAATTATATTAATATTTTTTTTATTTGAGAAGAAGGTAATTAATGATTCCATTAGTAAATCTTGTTTACAATTTCGTTTAGTAATTCTTTTTGGTTTTTTCTTTTGTATTGTTTTATTCATTTCTATTTGATTATTAACATGCGATTTTTTTTGTAGCATTTAATTTTTATGTATTATTCTATATTCAAAATTTTAACTACATTTAACCGCATTGTTAATAAACGCACACTATAAATAAAAATTTATAATTATAGATTTTTATATAGTATTATATTGTTTTATATATTTAAATTATCAATTAAATCGTAATCAACTATATGAATAAAGAATTTATTCTATATTAAATTATAAATTAACTATAATGAATTTATAAATCATTATTGTAATATTTATTAATATTAAATTAATATACTGATTAAGTATATCATTTTAATATAAAAATTTCATTAAATTAGTTATAACAATATATATAAAATATAGTTAAGTATCTGCGTTCAATGATATTTATAAAAACATATAAATATATTATAAAATGCCTTCTAAATCTAAAGTATCTAAAAAAAAATCTAAAACAACACGAGCTTCCACTCGTAAACCTAAAGCCAAAAAAGCAGCCAAAAAAGCAGTCGTTGTAGAAGAAGTAGCTCCAGTAGTAGAAGAAGTAGCAGCTCCAGTAGTAGAAGTAGCAGCTCCAGTAGTAGTAGAAGAAGTAGCAGATAAGGTTTCTGTTGAAGAGCAAGTTGTAAAAGCAATTGCTAAAACTCTTGCTGAAGATGAAGATGTAAAAATTGATCTTGAATTCAACAATACTATTAATTCTATGAAAACTTTAATTGTTGATGCTAGAGGTGTTCTCAGTTCTTATAAAGCTTTACACAAACGTGTAAGTAAAAGACTTAAGGTATTGAACAAAAAACCACGAGGAGGAAAAAGAAAAGGGGGTAATCAAAAAACAAATCCAAGTGGATTTAATAAACCAACTAAAATTACTGATGCTCTTGCTAAATTTTTAAGTGTAGAAAAAGGAACTTGTCTTCCAAGAACTGATGTCACCAGAAGAATTAATGCTTATATTAAAGAACATAATCTTCAAGGTATGACAAGAACTGATAAGAATGGAATTGATAAGAATGATAATCGTTATATTAACACTACTCTTCCAAAATCAGATAAAAGATATAAAGCAGCAACTACTCTCAAAAAACTCTTAGCTCCAACTACAGATTTATCTTATTTTAATTTACAAACTTTCCTTTCTCCACATTTTATCAAAGAACCAAAGAAAGTAACCGCATAAGTGTTTAATTTTAAAGATATTTTAAAGATAATTTAATTATAAAAAAATTTTTATAAAAAAAATTTTTATAAAAATCTTTTTACAATTGTAAAATAATATAAGATTATCTATTTAGATATAAATTATTATAGATTATAATGAATAAACACGCTTTTCTTACCGGTTTGTCTGGACAGGACGGATCTTTTTTAGCAGAACTTTTACTTGAAAAAGGGTATAAGGTTTATGGAATTATAAGAAGATCATCAAATTTTAATACACAACGAATAGACCATATTTTTGATAAATTAGAATTATTTTATGGGGATATAACTGATCCTTGTAATATTCTATCAGTTTTAAACAAAATTAAAAATCAAATGGAAGATGATTCTATTTTAGAGATATATCATTTAGCAGCACAAAGTCATGTAAAAGTTTCATTTGAACTTGCTGGATATTCTACTCAAGTAAATGCGTTAGGAACATTGTATTTACTTGATGCGATAATGGCTAGTGATATGAAAGATAGAGTAAAGGTATATAATGCTGCAACATCGGAATTATATGGTAAGGTTCAAGAAATTCCTCAAACAGAAACTACCCCATTTTATCCTCGTTCACCATATGCTGTAGCAAAATTATATGCTTTTTGGATAATGAAAAATTATAGAGAATCGTATGGAATGTTTACTTGTTCGGGAATATTATTTAACCATGAATCTATAAGACGGGGAGGTACATTTGTAACTCGTAAAATAACACGAGCTATGAATAAAATTTTAAAAGGGGAAATAGAATATATAGAATTGGGTAATTTAAATGCTAAAAGGGATTGGTTTCATTCAAAAGATGCGGTAAGGGCAATGTATTTAATGCTTCAACGAGATACTCCAGAAGATTATGTTATAGGTTCGGGCGAATGTCATTCGGTAAGAGAATTTGTAGAGGAGGCATTTAAGATAGTTAATATTAATATAAAGTGGAGAGGGGAAGGTTTAGATGAAGTAGGATATAATGAAGTAACTGATAAAGTTTTAATAAAAGTTAATAAAAAGTATTATAGACCAGCGGAAGTAGATATATTATTAAGTGATCCAAGAAAAGCGATTAGAGAATTGGGATGGAAGCGACAATATAATTTTGCGGAGTTAGTTAAAGAAATGGTTAAATTTGATTGTAATCTTAATTAATTAATTAAAACTAAAAATCTTTGTTTAATTTAATAGTATAATGAATAGTTTTAGTATAATTCAGATATTAGTAATTGCTATTTTATTTTTAGTTTTATTTAATATAAGAAAAGGAAAGTTGACTTTCTATATGGAAAAGGGACCTTCTATGGAAACATTTACAGAAATGAATAAAACTGAAAGCAATGAAATTAAGAAACAAAAACTCAGATATTGTAAATCATCAAAGGAAGGTATAAACGAACGTTTAAAGGATTTATTTACAAAGATGGATATAACTTATACAGATGATCCCAAAAATTGTGACTTTTATATACCATATTGGTATTCAGATGATGAATTGTCTAAATTTGTAAATAAAAATTATAGACCAAACATGATATTGAATGTAATACCAGGTGTTGATTATTTAAATCGTAAAAATAAATTATGGGAAATATTAGTCAAAAAATTAGGAAGGGATAAAGCTAGTGAAATTATGCCTCCTAGTTATTCTATTTTTAATAATGAATTTAAAATTCTTGAAAAAGAATTTAATAAAAATGATTCATATGTTTTAAAAACAGAAGAGGAAAATGCTCAAGGTATTTATGTATATAATGATATGGAAAAGATTCAAAATTTAGTAATAGATGTAAAAAAAGAATTAAGATATCCGGTAACAATAATTCAAAAATTTATTAAACCTTTACTGATTAAAGATAGAGTATTTAAGATACGTCTATTTTTATTTATTAAATGTAAAGGAAGTCAAAAATCTATATATATTCATAAACAAGGAGGTGTATTTTTTGGAAAAGATAAATTTGATATTAATAATTTAACATATAGTTCAATTGTTGCAAATGCTTATTGGTTTAATAAAGTTTCTATAAAAGAAGTAAGAGATTTTTTATCAAAACATCCACGAAATTTAGTACAATTGAAAAAATATTTTAAAAAACAGAATATAAATTCAAGTTTTATATTTGATAAGATTAATGCTTTATTGAAAAGGACGTGTCTTACATTAAAAGATGAAATTTGTTCTAATTCAAAAGTAAAAAACAATATCAAATTGGGATTATTTGGTGTAGATATAATTATAGATGAAGAATTAAAACCCTGGTTAATTGAAATGAATGTATCACCATCATCAACAGCATTTGATAAGTTAGGTGAATCACAAAAAAAGCAAGTTTGGGTTGATAGTATGAAAATCGCATTATTGAAAAATCCATCAAATCATGAATTTGAAAAAATAAATTAAATGAGTCCAGAAATAAATTTTTTAATCTTTCATTTCTACATCATCGTCATCATCTGTTATTTCATCACCAAAGAAGCCATAATCAGATAAAATTTCAAAAAATGAATCATAATCAATATATTTATTATAATATGTTTCTAAATCATATTCTGATAAATTTTCATTAATTTTATCCTTAATAATACTAGAAAGCATTTGTTTACATATCGTTACAAGTTCTACTACACTATTGGATAATTTTTTTTTATCTTTATTATTAAATTCTTGAATAGTATAATCATTTTTTTTGCTTTGAGTTTTAAATTGTTTAAAATCTTTGAACAATGGTTTATAAATAAAAAAATATTTCATTCTGCTCAATTCTTCTTGATTAATAGAATCTGATATTTCACATTTAGTAAAAGTTTCTAAAACATTTTCTAAATACGAAATAAACGTTTTAATAAAAGTTATCATTTTAGCTTATATTATTAATTAAATACAATTAAATTCAATTTTTTTTGAATAAATCTATTTTTAATAATTACATATATAAGTATAATTATATAAATTATTTATATAATTATAAAAATGATATCTAAAGTAATTGAAATCACAACAATAGAAGAATTAGAAAATATAAATCAAATATATCTTGATAAATTATTTATCATTGATTTTTCAGCATCGTGGTGTCCTCCGTGTCAAATGATTAAGCCTATTTTTGCAGAATTGTCAAACCAATATACAAATTGTGTATTTTTGAAAGTTGATATAGATAAATCAAGTGAATTAAAAGATTTTTTTAGACCGAAATTACTTCCAACATTTTTTTTAATGAAAAATGGAAATATATTTTCTAAATGGACTGGTGCAAATCAAGATACTTTAAAGCAGAATATTATAAAATATATGAATTATAATATAGATTTGATAGATTAATTTAGTATGCCATATGTTTAGATAATTATTAATTTTTAATAAATGTGTATATAAAAATTATATATAATATACTTATTATATACATATAATAATGTCAAGAGTTGTCGAAATTACAGATATCGAAGAATTAGAAAAAATTACCAAAAAATATCCTTCTAATTTAATAATTATTGATTTTTCAGCATCCTGGTGTATGCCTTGTCAAACTATAAAACCAATTTTCGCTGAATTATCCCAAAAATATGAAAATTGTATTTTTTTAAAAGTGGATGTTGATGAAGCAGATGAACTAATGGATTTTTTTGGTCCAGAATCACTTCCAACATTTATTTTAATGAAAAATGGAAAAGCATTTCATAAATGGTCTGGTGCTGATCAGGATACTTTAAAACGAAATGTTGAAAAATACATGAATTTTGATGTATCAGAATTGGAAGAAGAAGAAAATAAAGAACAATCAAATGTAGATGTTTAATTATAGTAAATTTTTTTCAATTATTATTATGTTTATAAATTTATTAACATAATAATAAAATTTGATTTTAGTACATTTATTATTTCGAAAATAATAGATATTATCTAATCTAATTTTGAATCTTTAACAAAACATTCTCTCCATTTTAAACTAAGATAAGTATGTGTAAGTTCTTCATCTTTTTGAATATCGCGAGTAGCATAAATTTTATATGAAAAATTATCAAAATCTCTTTCGATATGAGTATTTGAATTATTAGAAGTATTATAGAATGTAGCACAACCTGCTGCATATGCCCATACAGTTCTATCTTTACTCCACGTAAAAAGATATGGATTTTTATGTCCATTACAATTAACTTGTTTTACAAGACCAATTTCAACTATTTCTCCTTTTTTTATAAAAGTATTCGCAAATGCTCCTAATCCAGCATTTTCTATTGACGACTTTTTAACAGAAACTTTTGAACATTCAATTAATGAATTATCCATATTTAATAATAAATATGTTATGATATTTATTATTAAATTGTAGTTGTTATATTATTTTTTATAAAAAATGTATATAATTTACATTAAATTTGTAATTATTTTTCTTAAATATGAGTATGTAATAGAATTAAGAGCATTAGAGTTTTTAGCATCATATTTATCTAATTTTGTTAAGAATTTGTTTGGTGATGTAGCAAATCGATTAAAATCGGCTTGTGTAGAAATCCCAACGGATGATTCTAAGTAATTTAAAATTTCAGTTGTTTTATTTGAATTTTTGACTATTTTGTTAATATTTTTTTTTAAAGCTATATTAGAAGTTTTAAGTTTATTTTGTCTTTTAGATGATTTGTTTTTTTGTTGTTTTTTATAACAACAATCAATACTACTGCTAGTCTTACCTTTATGTTTAAATTCTCCATTAGAATTACAATTATTATTAATTGGGACTCTAGCTTTAGGAATACAATCCCCTGCTCTTGTTTTTCTAATTCTAGGACCTGCTCTTTTTTGACTAGCATAAGCTTTATCTAAATCTGTGACATATTTTTTTGGATTATTTAAATATTTACATAATTCACTTTTACTTAAGTATGATTTTTTTCCAAAACGAGAACCTTTTTTACCGCTCCATGCTGGACGATTTTGTGGATCATAATGTAAATTTTTGTATAACGCAGTTTGTCTTAATTGTTTTAGTGTCATTTGTTGGCAAATTTTTTCATCAAGTTTTTTAATATCAGTATTATCTTTATACTTATTAAATACTTTACTTCCAACTTTTTTTCTTCCTCTTTTTGCTCCACCAACAATGTGTTTATCTAAAACTTTAATTAAATTTTTTTCTTCTTGACTTTGAGAACTATATCCACAAGACATATGTTTTATAATATATTTATACAATAGATATTTATTTTAAATATTGAAAATTTTAATTAATCTAATATTTTATTTTCTTCTTCAGCTTTTGTTTTATATACAAGTTTTTCTTCATCAGTAAGTTGTTTCCATTTTAATCCTACCATTTTACTTATTTCTCCGAAATTTTTTTCAGGGTGTAATTGTTTAATTTTTTTTCTATGAGAAGAACTAAATATGGTATAAGCATTTTTTTTTAATTTTTTGTTTTTAAATGGAATACATTTAACGAGTTCTTTTTGTGAAATATTATATTTATTTGATATATCACTTATAATTATATCAAATAAAATATTATGTATATTTTGTGTTAATTTAGTAAGATGTTTTTGGAAAAGTTTCTTTTGATTTTCTTTATGTAAATTATCATTTTCTAAAGAATTTTCGTTATTAGTAAATACTATCAATTTATTTTCTTCTTCGTTGTCTATCTGATTTTTAGAAATTTGATTTAATCTTAATGCCTCATTTCGATAAGTAAGTTTTTCTTCTTGTATTAAATCTTTCCATTTTTTTCCAATTATTTTACTAATTTCTCCAAATTTTTTATCTGGATTTTCTTGTTTAACAATACTTCTATATTTTGAACTGAATACAGTATATGCATTTTTCCTTTTTTTCTTTGTTTTTGTTTTTATTTTAGTATTATCTTTCCATTGTTTTGTTAATAAGAATGAAGTAATAATATTATCAAAATTAATACTATCTTTTAAAATTTTATTTAAAATTTTATTTGATATTTTATTTTTTTTATTCATTAATTTTTATGTATTTACAAAGATATAATTGTTTCAATTTTAATTTATTAAAAAAATAAAAAGAATAAAACTTTTTAATTTATAAATTTTATATATTGATGATAAAATATTGATTTAGTTGATTTAATTCTAACAATAATATCTTCTAATAATTGTTCACATAATTCATATGTTCCTAATGGGGTGTTATTTATATTTATTGTAATATTTTTATTATTAAATGCAAATATTACTTCATAATATGTATCTTTTTCTAATATACACGATAAAGAAATATTAGTATCCGAGGTAATTATATTAACAAAATTTGATTTACTATCAAATTTTAAATGAATTATAATATTATTTTTTGCTTTAATTAAAATTTCAAAATCAGTTTCTTCTCGGTAAATTCCAGTACATATATAATTATGTTCAAATAGTGGTCCCTTTTCACGAAGTGTCATTTTCATTAATAATTTTTTTTCCATTTCTTTTTTATTTTTTTGTCCAATTTTTGATACTATTTTTGAAGATTTTTTTTTAGCGGTTAATGTTCGTAATGAGTTATCGACTTCTTGTGTTTGATTAACTACATTTTGTGAAATTTTTTCTTGATCTTTTGTTTTTAAATTTTCTTTTTCCATATATTTTACTTTTAATTTATCAACAAAATCTTTGTCTTTTTTATATTGAGTAATATATTTATTTAATTTAGTAATTTCAGTTTGAAATTGTTTGTTTTCTTTTAAAAGTTTTTCTGTCTTTTGTTGTAATTCATTTATTATAGAATTCTTTGTTCGTAGTTGTTCATTTAATTTTATTATTTGAATTTCAAGAATATTATTATCTTGAACTTTATTTAGTAATATACATTCTTCTTTTTTTTTAGAAATCCAAGATTCTTTTAATATATCAACTTCTTGTTCTGCTTGACTAGTTAATTTTTCAGTTAATTTCTTTACTTCATAAATAATATTATCATCTCTTTTTTGTAATAAATTCCTAATATCATATAATTTTTGGTTTTTATATTTTTCTTTTATACTAGATTTTTCTTTTATTCTTTCTTTTTTATATATTTCTAATTGTTTTTTTATATCACCCGGAATTATTTTATTTTTTCGTAATTTTTTTTTCATTTTTCGTAATTCATGATTTTTTTGTCTTTCTTCATCTCTTAATTTTTTTGCATATTCTTCTTCTGTTTGAAAATCATTTCTATCTAAACTAACAATAGATATTTCTATAGTGTTTAGAATTGAATTTTTATAATTTTGTATAGTAGTATTATTATATTTTTCTATTGAATTGTCTATTTCTAGTAATTTATTATGTAATTCTGTATCATATTTTTGATTTATATTTTCCTCTTTTATTTTCCATTCTTTTAAAATATTATTCTTAAGTGATTTTATTGATACATCTAGATTTCGTAATTTGTATTTAATCTTTTTCTCTTTTTCTATTTTCCAATCAGTTAATAATCTATTGTTTAATGTTTCAGTCATATCTATTATTGTCGATTGATTAAATTGTGAAAATTTATTAATAATTCTAGATTTATTTTTATTAATTAATTGTGTAATAATTGTTTGTATTTTTTCTTCTTTGTTTATTTTCCATTTATTATTGAAACTATTAATATTTGCTTTTAATATATCATCCCAAATTCTATTAATTTTTAATATTTTATTATTAATAGAATTATTTTTAATAAGTTTTTGTTCAGTAAAAATTTCATTATATATTTTATCTATTTCAATTTTAGCATTTTCCTTTTTTTCTTGTTTGAGTTCTATTATGTCATTTATCAAATTTCGCCTTAGTGTTCTTCTTTCATGTTTAATTTTTCGTAAATCTCCTTTATAATTACGAAGTGTATCCCTTATTTTTTTTTGATATTCTTCATTATTTTTATAATTTGTAATTATAATATTTTCCGTAAGTTTTTCATCATTCATAGAAATAGTTAATTTATCAGTTTCTTTATCAAAAATTTCAAGAATATTTTCAAATTCTTTTTCAATATTAGCATATTCAATTTCTAATTTTGATATATATTTATTTTTTAATGTTTTATCTTCGTTTTGGTATTTGTCATTAATTTCTTTTTTTGTATTATTTATAATTTTTTCTTTTTCTTGATTATTTTTTGTATTTATTTTTGAAATTTCTTGTTCATATTCAAATTTTAATTGTTCTTCAGCATCTTTTCTGTAATATATATTCAATTGATTATTAGACATTTATATAATTTATATATATTTTTTATGTAATTTACACCTATTTGTTTTTTATTTTATTTTATTATATATTTTTGTCCATTTTGATATTAATTGTGGAACGTGATTATTATTAGTATTATTAAAGTGACTTTTATTATGTATTCTATGTAATGTTAATATTTTAGGTATATTATAAAATGTTTTTCCTTCATAATTTAATCTTAACCACATGTCATAATCTTCTAAAAATTCATTATTCCAAATTGCATCTTTTTTATTAATCATACAAGATGAATTGATAATAGGATTCATTTTAAGAAATTTTCTTTTTCTAATTTTTTGTCGTGGTATTCTTGGTATATCTTGTTTTGTTCCGAAATATTGACATAATGTACCAACTACATCATAATCTTTTTTTACTTTAATTTGTTCTTCAAGTTTTTTAGGTAGCCATTTGTCATCAACATCTAATAAGCATATTATATCATAAGAACAATCATTAATCATTTTATTAAGTGTTTGGGGTTTTCCTCTAGTATCTAGATATTCAATAACTTTAATTTGTGTATGTTCATATTTTTTTGCTTGTTTATATATATCAGAATTTTTTGGATGTCCATTTATTCCAATAATAATTTCCCAATAAGGATATGTCTGTTGTTTTATACTTTCAATACATTCTTTTAAAAATTCAATTCCATTATATAGTGGAATTAAGATAGACACTGACATTAATTTTATAAATATATTATATTAAAAATATGTAGAAATAACTAAGTATGTAAGATATATTATACATAAAGATCAAATTTCGTAGCGAATTTGATTACATTATTTTTAATTTCTTGAATTTGAGTATCAAAATTTACCAAATGTTTATTAAAATCTTTCATTTTTTTACCAGATATTTTTTGTATTTCAATAGATAGTAAAACACAATCATTAATTAATTGTGCAATATATTTAAAATCTTTCTCTACCATTCCCCTAGAAGTTAATGGTGGTGAACCTATTCTGATTCCCCCGGGTGATAATGCCGATTTATCACCATAGACAGCATTTTTATTTAAAGATATATTTGCAAGTTCGCAAATTTTTTCAACTTTACTTCCGGTTACACCTTTTGGTTTTAAATTAACTAATACTAAATGATTATCAGTTCCATTAGTAGATACTGTATATCCATAATTGATAAGTTCTTCTGCTAATATTTTTGCATTTTTTTTTACTTGAATAATATAATTTTTAAATTCAGGAGTAACAACTTGTTTTAATTGAGTCGCTATTGCAGCAATTTGATGATTATGTGGTCCTCCCTGTAATCCTGGAAATACTGATTGATCAATTTGTTTTTTATAATCTAATTTATAAAAAATTAATCCAGCTCTTGGTCCTCTTAAAGTTTTGTGAGTAGTCGTTGTAACAATATCACAATATTCAAATGGATTTCCTATTTCTTGTGTCGCTACTAATCCACTAAAATGAGCCATATCACACATCAAATATGCTCCAACAGAATCTGCTATTTTGCGAAATTTTGAATAATCTAAATCTCTTGGATATGCACTATATCCACAAATTATCATTTTTGGTTTAAAATATATTGCTAATTTTTCTAATTCATCATAATTAATGAATCCATCTTCTTTAATATGATATCCCATTGATTCAAAAAATATTGAAGTTGCTGATACTTTTCTTCGTTGTGTATAAAACCCATGCGTTAAATGACCACCAGATGGTAAATCCAATCCCATAATTCTATCATGAGGGTTTAACATTCCATTATAAACAGCCATATTAGCTGGACTTCCAGAATATGGTTGAACATTGACTCCCCATTGATTTTCATCAAGACGAAAAGCCTGTAATGCTCTTTGTATACATAAATTTTCAATTTTATCAACAACTTCGTTTCCTCCATAATATCTAGCATTTGGCAATCCTTCAGAATATTTATTTGTTAAAACTGAACCAAGGCATTCCATAACTGCTTTTGAAGTAAAATTTTCAGAAGCTATAAGTTCTAAACCTTCTTTTTGTCTTTTTTCTTCATCTTTGATAAGATTAAAGATTATTGGATCATGTTCCAATAATGAAATATTAATATGTGAATTCATTTGTAATAAATTAACATATTGATTAAATCTTTAATATTAAAAATTTAGTTTTTACATAAATTATTCAATTTGAAATAAACCTTCAAGATGGGATTCTCCCATCCAAGTTAAATGTGTGTCATTTTCATCAAAATCTGATGGTCGTACAATAGTCCAATTTGTATTTGGGTCAATAATACCAGATTCCGCATATATACATGCTACTAAAGCAGAACAAAAAAATCTTGACTCTTTTCTTTTTTCAAAATTTTTTCTTAAATATGCTGATAACCAATCAATTGGGTTAAAATCATAAGGTTTTTCATATACTATTTTATGAATTTTTTTCAAAACAGGTATTGTTAATTTATTTTCTACGTCAAATAATTGTCGTACCCATATTCTTCCATCATGTTGTGATAACACTTGTTTAATAGGAGTAATCATTATTCCTAATTTAGTTTTATCATCTTGTGGATCTGGAGTACCCTCATAAGAAGATTCCCATAAATAAATGCCTGTCATTTCAGGTTTAATCCATGTAGGATCTTTTAAAATCATACCGACGTGCGAGTATGGTTTTTTCGTAAAAAATTCAACAAATTTACCTGGCCAAGTCATAAGATTTGTCCAAGAAAAAGTTGTACTAAAAAGTAAAATATCACCCGTTTTTAAGTTTTCGACTGGAATTGTCATTGATGATTGATAGTATATATTAGATATAATATCTTTATTTTAAAAAAAGTAAAAATATATTAAATAATATTGCTATATATATATAACCATATGATTATATATATTGATGGTATATTCGATTTATTTCACGTTGGTCATTTAAAATCGTTTAAATATATTTAATCAACTTTTCGTCTTAATTATCTGTGATAATCCTGATTTCAATTTTTTACCTGAATATTTATAACCTTTTTTTAAACGCCCAGTTTGTTGATTTATTCCTTTATGCTTTCTAACTTTCTTCTTTTTCATCTTCCTTTTTTTACCACCTAAGCCCTCATAATTATCATCTTCTTTATCATCTTCTTTTTCGTCGTCCATTTGCATTTTTATTTTCATAAGATTTTTCATCTCACCTTCAATCTCGAGGTCTAACTGCTCTTTATTTGAAGGGTAATTTGGATTTTCCTTTGCTTTTTTTATTCTATATTGTATTCTATTAAATATGTCTCTGACCTCTGTTTTCTCATAATATGATATCGTTTCTGGTTCAAATAATTCTTCATATTTTTTTATTATTTGATCAATTAATCCTTCCATTAGCACGGATTGTTTGGAAAATGATATTATTTTAAAATAATCTTTCCATTTCAAATAATTCTGCATACTATATAATTGATTTTTATTTCCAAAAGAATAGATATAATCTGTTATTAATCCACTTTTACCATAATCTATTATTTTCACATTAAATTTTTTATCAATCATGAAATTATTTAAATGAGCATCACCATGAAAAATATCTTTGTCATGAAGCATTTTTATTTTTTTTAAAACTTCATCTATTAAATTTTTCAATTTTTGTGGCATTAAATTTTTCAAATTACTACTCTTTATTTTATTGTTTTTCATTATTTTTCTCACTTCATTTTCTATTACTTTAAATACTGTATTAACTAAACTTTCCATAGCAAATCCTATACCTTTATTCTTCTCATCATTACATTTCCATGTACCTAATATTTTAGGAGCAATTCCTACTGCCTTTTTTTGTATTTTTATTTCATATAAAATCATTTTCTCAGTAATAATACCAGTTTGTGACCAATCAATTGGAATATATTTAAAAACATTTTCACAATCATCATTTATACACGCTTCATAAACTGTCCCATACACACTTTCTTCACCAATTATATCCCCCAATGTTAATTTATTAGTTTTATTTGATGGGAGATTTTTACATGAAAAATGCTTTATTTCTGATTTATGAAATTCCTTTGCCATTATTATATATAATATATATTTAAATAATATTGCTATATATATATAACCATATGATTATATATATTGATGGTATATTCGATTTATTTCACGTTGGTCATTTAAAATCGTTTAAATATATAAAAAATCATTATACAGATTGTTTCTTATTAGCAGGTGTAATAAGTGATAGTGCTGCGACTGATTATAAAAGGAAACCGATTATTAATGAACAACAACGTTGTGAAATAGTTAAATCAATAAAGTATGTGGATGATGTTATATTTCCGGCACCTTTAATAATAAATAATGAATTTATATTAAATAATAAAATAGATAAAGTTGTTCATGGTTTTAGTTGTGAAGAAGATAAAAAGAAACAGGAAAGTTTTTTTAAAGATATAATTAATAATTTTGAAGAGATACCGTATAATTCTGAAATATCAACTACCGATATAATAGATGAAATAAAAAAAAGATTTTAGTCAAATTTATATAATTTTTTTGGTGTAATACAAAAATTTAATTTAATATCGTGATTATTAATATCTATAATTTGTATTGGTTCTTCTAATGATAATCCGATCTTGATAGATTTTGGATAGTATATCATAAATTTGTCATAGTATCCACCGCCATATCCTACTCGGTGTCCATTTTTATCAAATGCTAGTAATGGTACTAATATAATATTGATATTATGTTTTTTTTTATATTTTTCACAATTATATGGTTCATCAATTCCGTATTTATTTTGTAATAAGTGTTTATTGTCTTTATAGTAGTAATGATCAAGAGTTTTATTTTTAAAATTAATTTTAGGAATAAGAATTTTGCAGTGTTTATAATTATGTAATATTGTTGATATAATTATTTTTGTATTAATTTCATTTTTTTGTAAAATTGGTAAAAATGTATGAATTATATTAATTTTATTAAAATCAAAATTTTTGAATAATATTTTTTTTATTAATAAACTTTTTTTTTGTATATTATCAGATGTATATTCATATCGCTTGTTTAGCATATATGTTCTGATATTATTTTTATACATATAGATACTCAATATAAGTAATTAATTATATTAATACTTATATTTAATATTATGGACACATTAGAAAAACAAATTATTTCTAATACTCCTTCATTGGATGAAGAAGTTAAAGAAGAGGAGAAAATTTATGAAAAATTATTAGTAGGTGAGGATATTATGTGGACTTCAAATCCACGAATTGAAATTAAAAGGGAGGTTACTGATAATATTGAACCTATAACTCTTTACGATGCTTTATCTAATACTGTAAGTAATTATGGTAATTTACCCGCATATACTTATAATGTAGGTAATCAACCAGTTACAAAAACTTGGTCTAAGTTTTATATACAAGTAAGAAAGTTTGCTCGTTCTTTAATTGCGTGTGGTTTAGATGAGTATTCTAGTGTTATGATTCAAGGTTTTAATTCATATGAATGGGTAATTTCTCATTTTGCTACAATATTTGCAGGTGGTATATCTTCAGGTGTTTATACTTCAAATTTACCAGAAATTTGTAAATATATGATAGATGATTGTAATGCTCAAATAATTATAGTAGAAAATGAGAAGCAATTAAATAAATATAAGACTTATGTAGATGATTTAGTTGGTAAAGTAAAGGCTTTTATAGTTTGGTCAGATTATGAAAAATTAAGTACAGATTGGACAGAATCAGTTATTCCGGTTTATTCTTGGTGGGCATTTATGAAAAGGGGGGATGAACCAAGATTTGAAGCTGAATTAGATGAGCGTATCTCAAGGCAAAGTCCCTGGAGATGTCACTCTTTAATTTATACAAGTGGTACTACTGGTAATCCTAAGGGTGTTATGATAAGTCATGATAATATTTCGTGGGTAGCTCAATCGGTTGTGCGTGATTTTGAATTAACAAATCGTGAAAGAATGGTGAGTTATTTACCTTTAAGTCATATAGCTGCTCAAGCATTAGATTTTTATCTTCCAATGTTTACAGGTTCTCATGCAACTTTTGCGCGTCCAGATGCTTTAAAGGGTTCATTAAAGGATACTTTATGTGCGGTAAGACCAACTATATTTTTTGGTGTTCCTCGTGTTTGGGAAAAATTTGCTGAAAAGATGAAATTATTGGGTAAAAGTAATGGTTGTTTTAAAAGATTGGTGGGTAATAAAGCCAAGCAAGTGGGATTACAAGCGACAAGGTATAAAGAGAAGAAAAAGGATTTACCATATGTATATTATTTAGCTGATTCTATTGTTTTTAGTAAAATAAAAAAAGGTTTAGGTTTAGATAAATGTAAATTATTTATGACAGGTGCTGCCCCAATTTCAACTGAGGTGTTAAAATATTTTGGTAGTTTAGATATTCAAATAATGAATTTATATGGTGCTTCTGAATGTTGTGGTCCGGTTACTTTTAATTTACCAAAAAATTTCAAGCATTTTGTAAGAATTCCAGGTCAATCTCAGAAAAGAGTTTGTTGTGGTAGTAAATTTACAGGTGAAGAGTTAAAATTATATTCACCGGATGATACAAAAAATGGTGAAATAATTTGTAAAGGTAGGCATGTTTTTATGGGATATATAAACAAAAAAGAAAAAACTAGTCAAGTTATTGATTCGGATGGTTATTATCATTCAGGAGATATCGGGTATTTAGATAAGGATGATTTTTTGACAATAACTGGTCGTATAAAGGAAATTTTAATAACACGTGGTGGTGAAAATATTGCTCCGGTTTTAATTGAAAATAATATAAAAAAAGAATTATCTGATATTATTTCAAATGTAGTAGTAATTGGTGATGCCCAGAAATATTTAACTTGTTTGATTACATTAAAGTGTGTAATATCTGAAGATGAAATTCCAACACGTATTTTAGAAAAGAGTGTTTGCGAATTTATGAAAAAGTTAGGTAGTATTTTAGTAAATACTGAAGATGCTAGAACATGTAATATTTTAAAAAGGTATATAGAACAAGGTATAATAAAGGCAAATAAGAATGCGGTATCAAATGCTCAAACTGTAAAAAAATTTAGAATTTTATTAGATGATTTTTCAGTATCTACAGATGAACTTACACCTACTTTAAAATTAAAAAGAGCTATTATATTGGAAAGAAATCAGTATGTGATTGATGAATTATATGCTTGATTTTATATATCTACTTTACTGATGTTAATATTACCATATTTTCTTTTGGTACTGACTTTTGAAACATCAAAGTTTTTTTTATTGTCATCACTATCATAGTTATCTTCATGATATTGCCAAAATTGTTTACTTCCACATTTAAAATTATCTCGTAATGAAGCTTTAAACCAAAATACTTGATCTTCTAATCTATTTGATTCTGCGTTATTATGAATAACTAAACATTCAAATTGTTGTAATGAATTCATAACATCACAAAATATTTGAAAATTAGGAAAACAACCAGCATATTGTTCATAAATTTTCTTACGATTAGAATAATATGGTTCTCGCATAATAAATGTGAAATCAATATTAGTTCTTAATGCTGGTGGGATTCCTAATGGATATTGCATAGTTACAAAAAAAATAACTTTATAATGTCTCCCATTCATAAATACAGATCGGATTTCTTTATCTCGTGTCCAAGAATCGTCAAATAAGCAGTCATCTAATACTAAAAATAATCTAGGGTCAACTGTTTTATATCGTCTATCATTTGATTTCATTTTTTTTATAAGATTAATTTGTCTTTTGAGAACATTATTAATAATTTTTTTATCATATTCATGGAAAATATAAGTTTTTGGAATAAAATCAGAAAAGAATTCATTAGCTGCTTCAGTTCCTGATATTACAGTTCCAAACGGAATATGTCTTTTATTATATAAAATATCTTTTAATATTATAGATTTTCCAGTTCTTCTTCGCCCAATTGCGGCAATGACTGCGTCATCACTAATTTTATTAATATCAAATTTTTTTAATTCAAGATCTAATCCACTCATAATGTATTATATAAAATAGAGGATATTAATTTTTATTTTTTTTAACGATATAAAAAATAAAAATTTAAAAATGAAATAACAATAATAAAATAATTTAAATTACTTATTATATTGAGTAATAGCAAGATGAGAAATATAATTAAATCTTTACCAATAGAAAATTTACAATATTTATTTGAAGGAAGAGAGAGTTTTCTTCGTAAATTAAAAATGGATAATGTAGCTGTATATAGTATGACACCATTGGAAGAATCAAAAAGAATTGCTGAAATTATTTCATCTTATGTATCAAAAAAAGGAACTATTACAGATATGACTGCGTGCGTTGGTGGTGATACTATAAGATTTTCACATGTATTTAAACATATAAATGCGATAGAAATTTCTAGTGAAAGATGTGAGTTTTTACAACATAATGTAGAAACTTATGGTTGTAAAAATGTTTCTGTTTTTCAAGGTAATTGTTTAGAAATGATACATAAGTTAAAACAAGATGTAATATATATAGATCCGCCGTGGGGTGGTAAAAAATATAAATATAAAAAAAGGGTTAATTTATATTTATCAACTACGCCTATGTGGAGTATATGTAATAATTTACAGAATTTATCTAAAATTATAGTTTTAAAAGTTCCTTTAAATTTTAACGAAGAGTTTTTTGTTAAAAAGTTAATTTATGATAAAGAAAAAGTAAAAAGATATATTTTAGAAAAAATGCAATTAATTATAATAGAAAACAGTTAAAATAAAAATATATTAAAATAATAGATGTTTAGTATTAATGTTTTACCATCAGTGAGTATAAAAAAATTATTATTTCTAATAATAGCATTAGTAATTTTATTTTTTTTATTTAGAATAACAAAGAAGTTTAAATATGAACCACTTGGAAAAGCAAAATATTCTCATACAAATGATAATTGGAGAGAATTACCAACTCCAAAAATTACATTCCGTCCTTTTTTAAATCCAAGTAATAAACGAATATATCGTTTTCCCCAAATACGATGGTTATCACATAATCAAAACTAATTTTGCAAAATAATATTATTATATTACTAATTTGAGTTATTAATATTATAATAATTATTCGGATGATTCATCAAATTCGTTTAATAAACTCGAAAAAACATTTGTCATAATTGCAATATTGTTTTTTTTATCTGTAGTTTCGGGAGTGTTTTGAATTGTTTTTATTTCAGATTTTATTTCAGTTTTTTTTTGATATAATTTTCTAGAATTATTATAATAACTTTTATTACGATAATTATTTTTTTTATTTTGTTGTTCTTTTAAAAGTTTTTTTTTCATTCTTTTTTCTTTTTTTACTTTTTTTTTATCTATAACCGTTGTCCATTCATTATCAGTATTAATTTTAGCAGTTTCCATATTATATACTATAATATCTCTATAATCCTTAATTAATTATTAATAATTTAAATATAAAAAAAATTGATATATTTAAATAAGATACAATAATTTATAATATAAGTATTACTATCCATAATTTATTATATTTTAAATGAATCAAAATACTATTACTCTAAAATTAAAAGATGGCTCAAGTTTTTCTTGTAAATCTTTTGGATATGAAAAATCTGTATCTGGCGAATTAGTTTTTAATACAGGTATGGTTGGTTATCCGGAATCTTTAACTGATCCAAGTTATCATGGTCAAATTTTGGTAATAACATTTCCAATAATTGGAATATATGGAGTACCAAATAAAGATAAAGACGACTTTGGATTTTTAAAATATTTTGAATCAGAGAAAATACATGTCAAGGCGGTAATTGTTGCTGATTATTCAGATAATTATGAACATTATAATGCTATACAATCTTTATCTGAATGGTTAAAAGAGGAGAAGATTCCAGGATTATATGATATAGATACAAGAGAATTAACAAAAAAAATAAGAATTAGTGGTAGTCCGCTATGTAAGATTGAATTTCCTAATCAATCCATTGATTATTGGAATCCAAATAAAGAAAATATTGTTAAAAATGTATCAATTAGAGAAAAAAAAATTATAGGAGATGGTTCAAAGAAAATATTAGTAGTTGATTGTGGTTGTAAAAAAAGTATTTTAACAAATTTATTAAAATATGATGTCCAATTAATTATAGTTCCATGGAATTATGATTTTACTGAGGAAAAAATTGATGGTATTTTATTATCAAATGGTCCAGGTAATCCTTTAATGTTGGATATTTTAATAAATAATGTGAAAAAAATGTTGGAAAAAAATATTCCAATTTTTGGAATATGTTTAGGTCATCAAATTTTGGCATTAGCAACGGGTGCTTCTACTTATAAAATGAAATTTGGAAATAGAAGTATGAATCAACCAGCAATTGATTTGCGTAATATGAAATGTTATATTACATCACAAAATCATGGATTCGCAGTTGATGAATTATCATTAAATGATGAATGGAGACCTTTATTTATAAATGGTAATGATCATAGTAATGAAGGTATAATTCATAAATTTAAGCCTTTTTTTTCAGTTCAATTTCACCCGGAAGGTAATGGTGGTCCAGAGGACACAAATTTTTTATTTGATACGTTTTCTTCATTAATTAATACGAAAAAATTTCCAGTAAATACAATTAATTTTAGAACAAAAGAACCGATTTATAAAGTTTTGGTTTTAGGTTCTGGAGGAATTTCTATAGGTCAAGCAGGTGAATTTGATTATTCTGGTTCTCAATGTATTAAAGCATTAAAAGAAGAAAATATAGAAATTGTATTAATAAATCCAAATATAGCAACAGTTCAAACATCTGATTATATGGCTGATAAAACATATTTTTTGCCTGTAACATTAGATACTGTAAGTAAAATAATTGAAAAAGAAAAACCAGATGGTATTTTATTACAATTTGGTGGACAAACCGCTTTAAATTGTGGAATTTTATTAAATAAAAGTGGTATTTTAGAAAAGAATAATGTTCGTGTTTTGGGTACTTCAATAAAAACAATTGAGACTACAGAGGATAGGGTTTTATTTAATGAGACATTAGAGGAGATAAATGAGTCAATAATTCCAACAATAATTATTCATGATGAAGATTCTGCTATTAATTGGGCTAATAATATTGGTTATCCTATATTAGTTCGTACTAATTATAGTTTAGGTGGATTAGGAAGTGGATTTGTAAAAAATGATAAGGAATTAATAACTATGTTTAAATTATCTTCAAGTAAATCTCCAGAAGTAACTTTAAGTAAATCTTTACAGGGATGGAAAGAAGTAGAATATGAAGTTGTTCGAGATAACAATGATAATTGTATTGTTGTATGTAATATGGAAAATATAGATCCTGTTGGAGTTCATACAGGTGATTCTATTGTAATTGCACCATCATTAACATTAAACAATCATGAATATTTTAAATTAAGAGAATCGTCAATCAAAATTGCTCGTCATTTAAATATTGTAGGAGAATGTAATGTTCAATTTGCGATAGATACAAAAAGTGACAAGTATTACGTAATAGAAGTTAATGCCCGTTTATCTCGTTCAAGTGCTTTAGCATCAAAAGTAACTGGATATCCATTAGCTTATATTGCTACTAAAATTTCTTTAGGAAAAGATTTAATAGATTTAAAAAATATGATTACAAAATCGACAATTGCTTGTTTTGAACCAAGTTTGGATTATTGTGTAATAAAATTTCCTAGATGGGATAATAAAAAATTCACAAATTCATCTAATATTATAGGTTCTTGTATGAAATCAATTGGTGAAATTATGGCTATAGGACGAACATTTGAGGAATGTTTTATGAAAGGTTTGAGAATGATGAATGATGATTTTATATCATTATTAACTTCTACTCCAAGATTAAAACGTATGACAAATGAAGAATTAATTGAAGAATTAAAAAAACCAACTGATAGTAGAATATTTGTTATATTTGAAGCATTTTGTCGTAATATGGATGTTGATGATATTAGTGATTATACATTAATGAACAAATGGTTTTTAAATAAATTTAAATCTTTAGTTAATACAGAAAAATGGTTACAAAAGCAGAATGATGTATTGACTAATCGTGATATAATATTAAAAGTAAAAAAATGTGGATTTTCGGATAAGCAAATATCAAGTTTATTAAATTTTAATGAAAGTTTGATACGAAATATAAGAAAACAAAAAAATATAATTCCATGTGTTAAGCAAATTGACACATTGGCTGCAGAATTTCCAGCTAAAACTAATTACTTGTATTGTACATATAATGGTACAGAAAGTGATTTAGATTTTAATGATAATGGTGTAATTGTATTAGGTTGTGGTTCTTATCGTATAGGTTCTTCTTGTGAATTTGATTGGTGTGCTGTATCTTGTTTAAAAACTTTAAAAAAAATTAATAAAAAATCAATTATGATTAATTATAATCCAGAAACAGTTTCAACAGATTATGATGAAACTGATAGATTATATTTTGAAGAATTATCATTAGAAAGAGTATTAGATATATATGAAATTGAAAATAGTAGTGGAGTTATTGTTTCTGTTGGGGGTCAAATTCCAAATAAATTAGTAATGCCATTATCAGTAAATGGTGTAAAAATTTTAGGAACACAACCAGAATCTATAGATAATGCTGAGGATAGATATAAATTTTCAAGAACATTGGATACATTAAAAATTGATCAACCAAAATGGAAAGAATTAATTGACATGAAGGATATTGAAGTATTTGCTAATAAGATTGAATTTCCAGTTATTATTCGTCCATCATATGTATTAAGTGGTTCTGCTATGATAGTTGCTTATTCTATGACGGATTTAAATAATTATTTGAAAAATTTATCAGAAATTAATTCAAAATATCCAATTGTTGTATCAAAATTTATTGAAGGTGCTAAAGAAATTGAATTTGATGCTGTTGGATGTTCGGGAAAAGTAATAAATTATGCTATATCTGAACATGTTGAAAACGCAGGTGTTCATTCTGGAGATGCTACATTAATTTTACCTGCTCAAAAATTATATATAGAAACAATCAAAAAAATTAGGAAAGTTTCTAAACAAATATGTAAATTTTTAAATATTACAGGACCATTTAATATACAATTTTTATCCAAAGATAATGCTATCAAAGTAATCGAATGTAATTTAAGAGCATCTCGTTCTTTTCCATTTGTATCTAAAACATTAAATGTAGATTTTATTGAGTTGGCTACTAAAGCAATGATGGGATATGATGTTAAAAGAGTTCCAATTGATATTTATGACATAGATTATATTGCGATTAAATGTCCAATGTTTTCTTTTACAAGATTAGATGGAGTTGATCCAGTATTAAAAGTTGAAATGTCATCAACTGGAGAAGTAGCTTGTTTTGGGAATAATAAATATGAAACATATTTAAATTCTGTAGTTAGTTCTGGAATAAATATTTCAAAAATTAAAAGTGCTTTAATATCAATTGGTTCTATTCAATTTAAAGCTGAATTTTTGGAATCTGTAAAAAAATTAGTATTGCTTGGATATACATTATATTCAACAAAAGGAACTCATGACTTTTTAAAAGATGAAAATATCGAAAGTATATTATTGGATAAAATTCAAGATAATGACAAAGATAATGTAATTAATTATTTAAAATCCAAAAAAATAGGTTTAGTAGTAAATATACCTAAAAAAAGGTCATATATATCGCAAACAAATGGATATATGATTCGACGATGTGCGATTGATAATAATATTCCACTCTTTACGAATATAAAGAATGCTACTTTATTCATATCATCATTATTCAATAATAATAATAATAAAAATAATATAGAAATTAAATCATGGCAAGAGTATGTACTCCAATAAAAGTAATTATTGAAAATAAATAAATTAATTAAGATATGAAAAAAAATTAGAATATTTACATTATGGTTCCATTTCTACTGAATATCTAAATGTTCTTATTAGATATAAGGACATTTTTTAATTGTTTTTATTTTTTCAGAATTACTTAAATTATTAAACCAATTTATATTGTAACCGGTTCTCAATATATCATTTAAATTATTAAATTCATATATCTCTACTTCATCATCAATTATTTTTAATGATTGAAAATCTTCTTTTAAATTAGTTGGTATAATATAATCTACTTTCATATCTAAACCATAACGTTGATAAAAATCACCAAATGGTCCACTATATTGTGTAAGTATATCAGTTATATCATAATCATCATTTATTATAGCTGATAAATATGTTTTTTGAGATATGTAAAGTTCATTTTGTATATCTATCTCAATCTTTTGACAAATTTCTTTCAAATTATTATTAACTAAGTTTGTCTTTATTTTATATAATTTATCATTAGTACAAAAAGTTATTTCTATTGTTTTTGATTCTATATCTACTTTAATTTCTTCATCGGAATAATAAGAATTATAAAGTGATGTGAAATAATTATATATAGACATACTCGGTGAATATATATATGAAGTAAAAAAACTTAAAATTGATTTTTTAGATGTATAAGAAAGCATATTGTATAATTATTAATTAATAAGATTATAATTTTAATATCAAATAAACTAATAATGGAAAAGAAAGATATAGTAAAACAAACAAATTCTTTGAATAATACTTGGATTGTTTGGATTCACAAAGTATATGATAAAAATTGGCTTAAGGAAAGTTATAAACAAATCTATTCTTTTAATACAATTGAAGGATTTTGGAAATTTTACAAAGCAATTCCCGATTATTCAACAAATATGTACTTTCTTATGAGAGAGGGTGTATTCCCATTATGGGAAGATGCCAAAAATCGCAATGGTGGAACCTGGTCCTATATTATTGAAAAAGATGATATTAATTCTCATTGGATTGAAATGTCTGCTAAAATGATAGGTGAAATAATTACTAGTGATAATAAACATAGAAATGATATTAATGGAATATCTCTAAGTCCACGTACAAATGTTGCTATCATAAAAATATGGAATAAAACTAAGTCTTTAGAAAAATCAATTTCATTAAATTTGGATGAAGATTATTTAAATAATTTAAGATATAAAGTACATAGAAAGAAAAAATAAACAATGCGTAAATAAATTAAAAAATTCGTAAATAGATAATTTTTTGATATAAAATATCTAAACTATTATAATATATGTCGAATAACATAAATATTAATACAATGAATAAAAATTTTCAGGACTGGGAATTAATGGATCAAATTTTATCTAATAAAGTTGATAAAATAATTGAAGATCAAAGCAAATTGAATAAGCGTGTTTCTAAATTAGAAGAACTAACTGAGGAATCACTAAATATTAATAAAAAAATATTATCAATGTTGGAGGAAAATAGAAATATTTATACTAATATGATGCAACAAACATTAAATAAAGAACAAAAAGCAATTGAAATATTAAATGATAATAGAGGAGTATATACAGGAATGATGCAAGAAGCAATTGAAATCAAAAATGACAGAGAAGAAGCATTAAATGCTCTTAATAATGATAAAACTAATATTAGATTGGATAATGCTTTATGGAGAACATATACTCATGGCAAAGATCCATATAAAGATCCAACTTTTGGTGTTTTTATTAAAAATGTTTTGTTTGGAACTCCAATGCCATTACGAAAAAAAAAACAAATACCAAAAAAATGAAACTAATATAAAATATATCTATTATGTATAAGAATAGATAATATGGAATATAAACAATTTGAAACTTTTCAAAATATATCTTTAAAAGAATTACAAAAAAAACATAATTTAAATAAAGATTTGTTAAATAGTTCTATCAGTGAATTAAAATCAAGTAAGAAAGAACATACACAAAACTTAAAAAAAAATAAAGTAGAAAATGTTAAATCCAATAGTAAATTAAATTCTAAAGTTAATAAATTAATAAATCAAACAAATAAATTATTGTTAAAAAAACAAATACCTGAAAAAAAACAAATACCTGAAAAAAAACAAATACCTGAAAAAAAACAAATACCTGAAAAAAAACAAATACCTGAAAAAAAACAAGTTAATATAGTTTCTTCTCAGAAAGAAATTGTTTTATCTAAAAAGAAAGCAAATCAAGTAAAAGATAAATCTATTTTAATTAAAAATCAAAATATAGTAAAAACTGAACCAAATGAATTTGGTAAAATTATTTCAATTGTTTTTACTATAATTGCAATAGTATGTTCGGGTTTACTTATTTATACAAAACAAGTAAATATATATACATTATTATTATTATCATTAGTTATATCTCTTACGATAATATGCCATTGTGCTATAGGAAATTTTTGTATTTTAAATACAGAAAAGACTATGTGGTCGCGAACAAAATTAGGACAAAGATGTAATTATACAAAAAATATGTATTTTACTGCTTTATTATGTGGATTTTTTGTAAGTTATATTATTTTTTCATATGATATAGTAATTTCATTCATAAAAAATATAAAAAAATTATTTTAAAAAATTTAGTTTTAAATATTACTATTATGTATATAATATTATATAACATAATGGCAATAAAAGTATCGCAATATTTTCTGATTTTTTTTACATTTATATTAATAATTGCTTGTATTTTAACAGTTTTATTAAAAAATATATCATTATTTACACTTGGACTTATTGGACTTTCTATAACATTATTTTCATTAAATATATGTAGTATTTTAGGATTTTGTCCAAATGATGTAGAACTTGTTAAATATGCAAAAAATCAAACACAATGTACTTTTAAAAAGGATTTATTTTTAATATCAATTCTAGCAGGTATATTAGTTCCATTTTTATTATTTATATCTAGTCGTATTTATAAATTATTTTAATTCATTCTACAAGAATAATAATTAGATTGAACTACATTTTCCTTTGGTACATCCGGTGGATAACTAATATTTTTTTGTTTAATTTCATCAATATCAGTTTCACCAATAATTCCATGATTAAATATCCCATTTTTATATAAACATTCTTTTGGGATATAAGTATGTATTGTTTTAGTATCTAAATATCTGTCAGTTGTTTTTTCTTTAATCCAGTTAGTAAATTGAACAGGTGGATTAAAAGGAGTATAATTTTCTTCATAACCAGATATTTCAGAAGTAGATTCTACACAATTAACTTTCGTAGTACATTGATTATGACTATCAGATTTTCTAACGCATTCACAATCTATATTATTTTTTTTTTTTAAACTTTTACAATTGTCTGCTGGGAAAGGTTCGCTGTCAAAATTTTCGTGTTTTTTTTGAAAAAAAAACAAAATAATTATAATTACAATAGCAAAAATTGGTATTATAGTAGAGCAAGGAAAACAACCCATTTTATATAATTTATACAATATATTTTAAGTATAAATAACTTATAGTTAAAAAAATTGAATTTATTTAAATTATAATTAATATAATTTAATATGCCTAAATCGGAAAAAGTGATTGTAAAAAAATATACTAAAGAATTATTGAATAAAAAGAAATGTCCGGAACTAAAGCAAATATGTAAAAGTAAAAAAATTGATGGATATAATGGAGAAAAGAAGAAGAAATTAATCGAATTAATATTAGAAGAAGAAGTCAAGATAGATGAAAAAGATAAGATTGAAGAATCAGAAGAAGAATCAGAATCAGAATTAGAATCTACTTCTGAAATATCTGAAGAAGAATCAGAAGAAGAAGTAGGGAATAAATATAATGGTACTACAATAATTTGTCTTAAAGATGGTAATATTTTTAAAAAAATAATGGATTTATTAAAAGAAGTTTTAGATGTAGGAATTTTAATAATAAATGAAGATGGCATTTCATTAGAATCATTAGATTCAAGTCATGTTAGTTTTATTCAAATGTTATTAAATAGAGAAGATTTTGATAAATTTATTTTTGATAAAAAAAGAGAAGATGATTTATATTTGTCAGTTAGTATGAAAAGTTTAAGTAATATTTTGAAATGTTTAAATAATGGAGAACAAATTACTATATCATATAAAGAAAACGATAATAAAATATTATGGGAATTTGACAATTTAGATACAGATGCACATAAGGAGTTTAATTTGAGTTTGATAGATCAAGATTCTCATGATATTAATATTCCGAAAGAAAATTATCAATGTCGTATAAAAACATTATCATCAGAATTTCAAAATCTCTTAAAAAATTTAGCATATATAGGAGATTATGTAAAAATTGATGTAAGTAAGAGTAAAAATAAAATTGACTTTAAGTCAACAGGTATTGATAGTGACGCTTGTATAAGAATGATAAAAAATGATTATACAAAATTAAAATTCGCAAAAGATTTTACATTATCGTTTTCAATTGATTACTTGACCAAATATGCTAAGTCAAGTACATTTAGTTCTAAAGTTTCTATATTTTTAAAAGAAGGTTCGCCAATTTTATTAGAATATAAGATTGATAATTTGTCTGGAGTTATAAAATTTTACATAGCACCAAAATCAATAGAATAATTCTAATTTTTGTCATAATATTTTATTATATTATATTATATTTTATTATATAACAAACTATAATGGCAAGAGTTAATTTTGATAATGAACCTGATATTAAATTTTTTGATAAAGATAAAAGCATCCAAGACGACGCGTTCGTGACTGGTAGGAAGACTGGTAAGAAGCTGAATGAAAAAAACGAAATGGTACCAATATTTGAAGCAGTTAATGCGGCACCATATCCTATGAAACACCCAAGGTCATCTTTGAGTTCACGAAGCACAGGATTTCGTCCCCGTCGAATCGCTTTGAAATATGGAAAAAAAACACGTAAACATAAAGGTATTATTCAAACTGGAGGAAATAAAGGAAAATTAAAAAAAGGATATAGATATTCTGGTAAAAAAACAAAAACTGGATTATCTATAATAGTCAAAGTTTCAAAATAAATAATATATTTTGTATCACAAGAGATAGAACTGAAAATATGGATTCATGAAAAAAATTTTACATAGTACCAAAATCAGTAGAATAATTCTAATTTTAATATAATTTAATCATAATTAGAATTAAATAAGTTAAGTAATTTACAAAAAATTGGAAATAATATAATCAATTAAATAAATAATAATAGCAGATGCTATACCAATTCCAACACCAATTAAAGATAATTTTGAATTAAATTTACAGGTATTACAGTCTTTTTCTTTTGGGTAGATAATGAAGGATTTATCTATAGTAATTCCTTCAACTGAACATAAAGTTATAATAGATAATGCTACTATTGCAAAAAATAATATATAATGAACTAATTGTAAAGATGAAATATTACGAATGCCATATAATAAAAATATAATTGGTAAAACACAAGTTAAAACTATAATTAAAATACGACTAACATCACTATCATTTTGAATTTGATCCTGTAATGTTATTTTACAATTAATGTTATTTTCATTTGTAGAACCAAAATATTTAGCTGGTAATGTACATGTATCAATAGATTCTTTAGACATCTTATATATTAATAATTATATATTTTATTTTTTATGATATGTTTTTATTTTTTTCCTCGTTGTTTTTTTTTCCTTCTTCTATCTCTTAATTTTTTTCTTAATTTTTTCTTATATTTTTTTTCAGCTTCTTTTCGATTTCTATCTAATCTTTCTTCTCTTCTTAAATTACTTTTTTCATCATTAGATAATTTTGTTCCCCCTAAAGAACTTAAAATATTAGCAAATGGATTTTCCCCATCTTCCTTTTGACTCATCGCATTCATTATTCCTCCCATTGCTCTTCCTAATGGGTCTTGTTTTTGATTATTTTCAGTAGATCCTCCCATTGCCCCTCCCATAATATTACTTAACATAGGTCCTAATGATTCAGATAAGTTTCCAATCATTTGCATCATCTGTTCTCCAGATTTTTCAAGAGCATTTTCATCAATTTCACCACTATCTATTTTAGATTTAATATCATTTGCCATAGTTTCAAATGGACTATTTCCATTACCTCCAAATAATCCTGCTAATGGATTTTCTCCATTTCCATTACCTCCAAATAATCCTGCTAATGGATTTTCTCCATTTCCATTACCCCCAAATAATCCTGCTAATGGATTTTCTTCATTTCCATTACCTCCAAATAATCCCGCTAATGGATTAGTATTTTCAGTATTTTCAGTGTTTTCAGTGTTTTCAGTGTTTTCAGTATTTTCAGTATTTTCAGTATTTTCAGTGTTTTCAGTATTTTCAGTATTTTCAGTATTATTTGTAAATATATTTCCAATCATATTTTGAATTTGTTGTTGCATTTTATTTAAATTTTCATCACCTAACGTATTTCTACACATTTTTTCAATTTCTTCTAAATCATTTGTAATACCATTTAAATCTTGCATAATTTTTTCTTGCTCCTCTTCTGTAATTACATGTGTTTCTTCTGTTTCTTCTGCTTCTTCCATAACATTACCATTTTCATCAACAATAGTTGCTTCTTCAATTTCTATATTTTCATTATCTTCCTCTTCTACTTCTACTTCTATTACTTCTTCTACTTTAGAATTTTCCTTTATGCTATATAATCCTCTTATATCATTAAGTGTTGCTTTTCCCATTACAAATTTACCAATTGTAAAACAATAATCAATATGAGAGAAAACTTGTTTTTTGTCTTTCTTTTCAATATTTTCCCAAAAAGTTTTTATATTTATATCATTTAAAAATTTAATTTCAGAATCTTTGTTAAATACTGTCAAATCATTTTCTTTAATTCTATCAATATATGTTGGTAATTCGTCTATCATATCATTTAGTATATCAGAAATTAAATTATCAGATGAATTAATTTTATCAATATAAGTTTTTATAGTGTTGTTTTGATCATCATATAATACTAATTGATTAATAAAATCACAATAACAAGTCTTAAATGTATTTAATCCTTCTTCCATTATAAAATATATATTTTACTATACAAATAAAAAGAACAAGCCTTACGCAGAATTTTTCTTTTTTTGGGAATCTATATATTTTTCCACAATTTTGAAAATTACTTTAATATATAACCAAATCTGTTTTTTTGTATTATCGGTAGCATATTTCCAAATTTTTTTTAAATTTAAATCATCTAAAATAGTTCCAGATAAATCATATTCTATAAAAAAATTTTCATCATCTTCCTTGATATTTGGATAGAATTTCCAACATGTTTCAATAAAATTTTGTATTCCCCATTTTTCATTGGTTTTTGTTATTAATAGATATTGGTTTTTTATAGGCAAAATTTCCTTATTTTCTGGATATGTTTTTGCCATTTCTCCCAAAAAATTTAAACATTGTTTATTAAATGCCTTAACGTAACTCATCGTATACTAATATAAATTAAATAATCTTTAAATTAAAACTAATTAATGTTTAAATTGCTTAATTTCATTTTGTCTGCTTTGTTGTAATTCTTCTAATTTTTGAGCAAAATCATTTCCATTAAATTGATTATTTTCTTTTTTTTCATTAATTATATTAATATGAGACATATCATTAATACTACTAAAGTTTGCTGAATCTAGGCAAGCGTCATTACTAAATCCATCTCCGTCTAATGAAACAAATGTTTCTGAAAAACTAGCTGCTACTCCAGTATTTACAGCCATTACATTAACTGTACTTTCCTTAACAATATCAGTAATAAAAGTAAAAGCTTCTTCTCCAACGTATATTTTAGAATCATTTCTATCAAGTATTGTTGGAACACGTTGAACTTGTGGTGGTAAATTTTTTCTATTTTCATCTATATTAATTAATATAATTTTATCACTTTTGATATTAAAACGATTAATTTCTTCAAGTAATTCTTTACAATATTTACATTGATTGCTATAGTAACATTGAGCTTGTTGTGTTCTAATATTTTGAGTTTGAGTAGTAACTGGAAAGGATTTTTTATTTTCTCCTCCTGTATTTAAATTTGGATTTCTATTTGGGGGAGGTAAATCAAAATCTTTAGCATTTTGTTGTTTTTTTTTTCTTCTTCTTAAATGTTTCTTATTTTTTTGACGATACATTCTATATATGTTTCTGATACTTAAATAATAAGAATGTAAACGAAATATAAATATTAAATAAAAATTGATTTAATATTTAAATAACAAATTACAAATTACAAATTATATATTTAATATAATGAATAATCATTTTAAAAATATAGAAATTAATGATGACATTGAACTTAAAATGAATATTTACAATTTGGATACGTGTATAGTGAATTCATTTCGTAGAATAGTTTTATCAGATGTTATTAGTAATGCTTTTGACAAGATAATTATAAAAACAAATACATCAATTATTAATAATGAGATTTTATCTCATAGATTGTCATTAATACCATTAGAAATTGATATTGATGATATTGATAATATTTGTGTAGAATTGGAAGTAAGTAATTCAGATTATGATAAAAAGTTTGTAACTAGTTCAGATTTAAAGGTAATATCTGGTAAAATAAATATTATACCTAATATTTTACTGGTAGAATTACGACATGGAGAAAAAATTAGTTTAAAAATGTATCCAATTAAAGGTAATGGTAAGAAACATGCTAAATTTCAACCAGTTTCAGTTTGTTGTTTTAAAATAAATGAAGATGTTCGTATTAAACAGGATATATGGGATAAATTAAGTGTAAAAAGTAAAAAAACCTTTCGTAAATATTGTAAAGAGACTTTATCATTAGATGGTGATCATTATTTGTATGATAATAGTATAGGTGCTTATGGTTTCAAGAATTTTAATGAAAATACTAAAAATAAGATAATAAATGGTATAAAAGGTTATTTATCTGATAATGGTATTATGGATGAAGATGAGAGTAAAGATATGAATAAAGATGTAGTTATTTTTAGTGATCAGTATTATAATAAGAAGTACGTATATTCGTTCAAGTTAGAATCACATTTGGTAGATCCATATGTTGTTTTTTCAAAAATTTTATATCGATTTGATAAAAAAATCATAGAGTTACAAAATAAAGATATAGAAATTGATAATACGAATTGTCTTGCTGGTGTTTGTTTTATAATTCAGGGTGAAGGTCATACAATTGGTAATATTTTATCTAAAGAATTACAAAAAGATGATAGAGTTAAATATAGTTATTATAAAATGAAACATCCTTTTGATAGAAAGATTATGTTATATTTAATTTTGAATGATGAAAAGAGTGATGAAACAAAATATGCAAAAGTATTAGCTGATTCATTTAAACGTATTGTAAAGATGAATAACGATTTACAAACAGAATGGAAAATAATTTTAGAAAAACAGAAATTGGATGTTCAAGAAATAATTGAAATTTAAAATAATAATATATTATATATAATAATAAGTGATGACTGATAATCGAAAATATAGAAATATAAGAAATATAGATAAAAGGATAAATAATCTTCAAGAACAATATAAAAATCAGTTTTCTTTTATAAATGATTTGGGTAAAAAGATAGAAACATTAGATAGTTCATTAGATAATCTTAAAAGTAATATTAAAGAAAATTACGATTCTTTAAAAACATTACCAGAAATTACTATAAATATTCAGAAAACTATTTTAGAATTAATTACACTTTATACACAATTAAAAGAAAATTCTAGAATATTAAAGAAACAAATAAAAGATTTAGAATCAAAGAAATCTAATATAAATAAAAAAGCAAAGGAAATTCGAAAGGAATTAAAATCTCTTACAACAAAGATTATTGAGAGAGATGGACATATTAAACTACAATTTAATAAAATTAATAATCGTAATAATTATTACAAACAGATAATAAAATTATTGCGATCATATGATAAACAAGTAAATAAATTAATTCCAGAAGATTATGAATATTTAAAAACAGAGATAATATCAAAATTAGAATACATGGTAGAAAATATTCAATATATTAAAAAAACTTTATATACAAAAAGCAAAAGACTTGAAAGAATAGATAATAATTTTAATAATATAAGAGATTTATTAAAGAAGTATTCTTCAGCAAATAAAGAGATTCCAAATATTATAGATGATATAAGAAAAAGTGAAGGGGTAAGAAAAGATGTTTTTTTAAAAGATATTATAAAAAATTAAGATTGTTTTTTAGCATCTTCTATAGATATAGGACGATTAGTTCGTATATCTTCAAAACGAATACATTGTTTAGGATCTTCTTTACAAGTTTTATCTGTTTTATATAACCATTCAGCAAATTCTTTTTGTTTATTTGGTATTTGTGTATTAGGCATAGTATAGAATTGTCGTTGTGAATGAGTTTTATTCCATACATCACTAACATCTCTATATAGATTATGATTAAAATGATCTTCAGTTGATTCTTGAATTTCTTCTTTTTTAATATTACATGCTTCTGGTCTTTCAGGTTGTTCAGTATAATCAGACATTAATACATTCATAAATGGATTATTTTTTGTAGGGGCTATACATACATCTTCTATATTTCCTAATTCTTCCAATGATTTTCCAGTATTTTCATCTCTAAAGTATCTATATAAATACAAAGTTATTAAAGCAGAAACAATGGGGATAAATATAACATTAATGTTTCTGTTATATACAAATAAAATAATTGCTATATATATCGAGAATCTTAAAATAGCATTTAATTTTTCAGTATATTCCATGTCACTTGCTGGAAAAAATTCAGTCAATCTATTTTTATCAAATATAATAGAATAGTCACTAAACCAAAAAGGATCTATGTTTTTATTAGACATTATAATATATAATAAAAGCAAAGAAATAAACAATAGGAATTTAGATATATAAAATATAAAAAGTGTAATTTATTTTTAACAATTCGAATTTTGAGGTATAATTTTTTCTCCAAGTTGATGTGAATTTTGCAAAATATGTGAAATTTTAATATCAGTTGGGGTAATTTTAATAGACATAAGAATAATTTTATTAGAATTATTCCATGCCTTTGAATTTTTTTTCACTATAAATACTTTTATTTTGATATCAGTTATTTTTGTTAATACATTTGTATTTGAATTAACAATAGTGTAAGTATCAACAATATATTTTTTTCCAAAATGGTTTTCTACAAAATCATCAAGTTTGTCTTTTAATTTAAAATCCATAATCGATTTAGGAGTTTTAGTAACATTTGTGAAAACTTTCTGTTGAGATATATTTTTAGGCATTTTAAGAAAAAATGTAGTAATAAGAACAGGAATTAAAATAATTGGTATAACTTGAAAAGACATTATATATATAATGATAAGTGAGAAAAATATATTTTATGTATGATGTTTTCTTAAGTATGTCAATATTTCATAAATAACATCACAATCTAATTCATTATATCCAACTATATCATCCATTACTTCTTGAGACTTATGTTCATAATAATTAATAGCAAAAGCCATGGAAACTTCACCAGAACTACATTTTGTATCATATTTCTTGTTAATCATTCCATGTTTATTCATGGCACCAGATACAGATTTTAATCCAAATCCAGATAAACAATCTTTAATAACAACTGGTTCCGATTTAATTAGTTCCATTACATCAGTAAAATCTACTTTCCATTTAGATGAATTTTCTTTTCCATGTCTTTTTCTAGCAGCATTAAGGAAACTATTTTCAGCATTAGACCAACAATAACAATTAACATCTTTTCTTTTTAAATTATATTTTTTAAGAACTGATTTCATTTGGTTTAACCATTCTTCGATTATTCTATATTCTTCAGATTTGGTTAAAGATTCTGCTTTAAAGTCATAATATCTTTTTTTATTATTAGTATTAAATTTTTTCTTTATTTTATCAGGAATAACAACAGTTAAACCAATCAAATAAATTATAGATTTCCCTCCATAAAGTGAATTTAAAGTTTCAAAATCTACATAAAATTCTACTCTATTAGGGTTTTTCCAATTATCTAAATTATTTTCAATCTTCTTTGGTAATATTTTAGTTTTTTTCATTTTATTAACATCAATAATTTTTTGTAAAATTTTTGCTCTTTTTGTTTCTTTTTTGAAACCTAATATTTGTGGATTTAATTTAGGATTATCCCAGGTATAAATATTTTTTTCATGTGCTTTAATACGATTACTTGGTCCAACTTGCCATAATAATGAAATTTCTTTTAAATTTGTTGCAATTTTTTTTTTAGTGGCTCCCCAATATCCTGGACTATTACTTAAAATCAAAGGATATAATTCCTTTCTGGTAGGTTTTGGTTCTACTTTCCATTTTTTTCCATTTTTTTCAACATCTCTATACCATATCAAAGCATCGTCAATCATCTGAACATATTTTATATCTTGATTTGTTAAATTGATATAACCAGGTCGTTCCCAATCTCTTTTTTTATGATTTTTAAATTTTTGTCCATTTTTAGTCATTTTCCATCCACTTCCAATTATAAATGTAATATCAGATTGATGAACTTGATTTTTTGTTAAAATTTTATTTTTAAAAGCACATTGTGCTTTATATAATTTCATTACAGATTCATTTGTTAATGTCATACCATTACTAGAAAATGGTAAAATTTTGTATTTTATAGAAACTGATATATAGAACCATTCTTCATCGTGTTTTTGACTATATGTTGAATCTGCTTTAAATTGTTTTTTTACAGACGCTTTAAATTTTCTTTTATCAAAAACTTTTTCTATGAAATCACTTCTAACTAATAAATCAAATACTGTATAAATTTTATCATCTTCATCTTGTAACATTCCATTAATAATAATCTTGGTTCCTTTATTCATATAATCATTTGTTAGGCGTATAAGATCATATGTATAATTTCCATAATTTTGTGGTAATCTTTGACAATCATTTTTAAATTTTTTCTCAATTGTATTCATAACGATAGATTTAAATTGATTTGTTTTTTTAAACTTTAATAAAGTGAATGGATTATTTGGTTCTTTTTGATAGTTATTTTTAGCACCATACATATCTAACCAATCACACAGAGTATCACCAATACAATAATTTCTAATTTTCCCTTCATTAATCCAAGGAATATTTTTAATTTTTTTTCGTTTTTTTGTTTGTCTCCCATTCAATAAACTTGGTGGTAGTTTTCTTTTACGAGAGTTTTTGTTAATTTGTTTTTGTTGTTTTTGTTGATATATCATTTCATCATAAAATTGTTTAAATTTTTCTTTATTATCTTCAAACCATTTTCTATCTCTTTTGATTGGTCTTAAATAATCATAAGCTAAATACCACCAATTTTCCTTTTTTTCATTATAACCACAATATTCTTTATTTTTACATTCCCCTTTTGTTCGAACTTCTTTAAAAGAACATTCATAAAAATAACATAATTCAAAGTCAGATACTTCTAATTGTAATTGTACTTGAGCATAATAATGTAAAGAAATTGAACCATCAATCATTCTACTACTTGGACATTTAATTTCAACTAGACAATGATTAGAAGTGACTCCATCTGGACTAGCACCTAAAAATTTAAATTTTTTATTTTTATGAGTAAGTAATCCTACCGACCAAACTTTTTCTTTATATTTTTGTTCAAAAATATCAATCGCAATTGGTTCATAATGATTTCCATGTCGTAAATGAACGTTATCCAATCTAATATTATTTAATTTATTAGTCAAAAGATCATCTGAGGTTGTAAATTTACTATTATATCCTAATATGGTACCACAATCACTTGCGGTAATCATCGTAGTTCGTTTTTTATACCATTCTTCAGTTCTTTGTTCTATAGAATTATCCTGTAATGTTTTAACAAAATTAGGTTTTTTCATTATTAAAAATTGAATTCTTTTATATAATTATAAATAATCTTTCAATTTTTATATATCTTTTAATGAGTCAGCAAGTTAATAGAAAACGTCAATTTCACTGTGTAGATGATAGTAATAGAAATCTTTTTGAACCTAATTTTAAACGTAGAAGAATTTTCAATAATCAATTTAAAAGTAATTTAAGTATTGAAAATCTTATTAAATCATTTACAACACAATTTAAAAATTTAAATGAACAATATCTTAATTTATCTAATAAAATTAATAATATTGATAGAAAAATAGATAATCTAAATAATCGTGTAAATAAAATAGACAACATTCTAAAGCAAAATTATATTCAAGAATTACCAAAATTTGCAGAACCTTGTTCTTATATTTTTTAAATAAAAGAAATATTTACAAATCTTTATTTAATCTGATTTTTGATAATAAGTTTTCATGCGGAATTTTTCTTTCAAAAACGCCATCTACACTATCAATAAAATTATCTATATCTACAATATAATTGACATTATTATCTAATATACGCCCAGATACATTTACTGATAATTTTCCAGATGATAAATACTCTCTTTTACCATATTTAAGCATTTCACTTACCATCATACCAATAAATAATTTATATTTTGACATAGGTATATATAATTTACATCCATTAGATATTTCACAATATTCCGTTGAATGACATTCTTCTTTAATATCTGCGCAAGGTATTCGAATTTGAGATTCATTATAATCCTTTAATTTTGTAATATTATATTTGTTTTTTGTAGTAATATTGAAACACATATGATAAATGAGTTCATATAATTTTTTTTTTTTTTTTAAAATATTATTATGTTTATAAATATTATATTTATCTTGTTTGTCAAGTGTTTCCTTAATTAATGAAATAATTTTTTCTTTCATTTTTTGTTGCGGATCTTTATTTAAATATTGTGAAAATTCTAAAACTAGTCTTTCATATCGTTCATGAGAGATGATATTTTCTTCAATATCATCAAAATCATTCCATTCAATCCCATCAGTAATTAATTTATTCGTTTCATTATCATATACTTTAATATCAGTTATATTAATTTCACTATTATGATTAGTTAGTTTAATTTTATTATTTTTAGTCAACTTGTATGGTAATGTTTTAACTGGTATATTAAGTTGGGATTCAAATACTAAATAATTTATTTCTGAATTTGTAATAGAAACTCCATTAATTTCATATCCAGAACCATATATTAAAGATGTTTTATCTGTCTTTTTTTTTAATTTGTCAATTATATCATTAATATGTTCAATATAAGATATTGTTTGATAAATATTTTTTGTATATTTTTTTAAATTATCTGATAAATCTAATATTGGATATTTACCAAGATTATATATTGACGGTTTAACAGGTATTATGTATTTTCCTGTAGTTAAAATATATAAACATCTTGAAAAATAATCTTTAAAAACACCAATTGGTTTTAAGTTTTTATCATATTCGCCTAAGTTTTCAAATAATTTAAGAGTTTGTTGGCATGTAAACATTGTATAAAAAACTCGTTTAATCTTTCTAGAAATATATTGTTTGCTACATCCTTTTTGATACCATATACCAATCAAATTCATTAATTCTGAATATTTCGGATCATTATAATCAAAGAATATTTGTAATGGTTCCATCTTTTTTTTTGGTTTTTTAAGAACGATTGGTTCATAAGTATTATTTTCATATTGATATAAAAATATAAATTTTTTGTTAATGTTATAATAATCTTCTATAAAAATATCGGATAAACAAGAAGTATATACATTACCCAGATTGTAATTATCATTTGGTAATTTATGTGGGTCTTGTCTTAAGATAACTATATTTAATCCATCCCTGTGAATAATACCTGGTTTAGATAATAAATCTATTAAATATTTACGATCAAATGGTAAATCTAGTGTTGAAGGATTTGTTATATCAATAAATGATAAAAATTCTTGTATTACTTCTTCTATATTAATATTTCTAATATCTTGTTTTTTTTTTCTTTGAACTCTAGTTTTGAATTTTGAATATATTTTACCTTGATTAAGTGATATAAATTCTTCTTTATTTTCTTGTAAATACTTTGTAATATTTTTAAAAAGTTCAAAAAAATCCGATTTTGTATAATTTAAAATTGCTGGCCAAAAATATTTATCATTAGTTAAACTAATTTCAGAACATTTCTTATTTTTTGAGTCTTTGATACATTTATCAACACCCATTAAAACAAATCCTTCAGATTTCATTATATTTGCAGTAAAATTATTATCAAATTTTGTATAATGATTAAATACTTTATGTAAAATTTTTGGTAGTAATCCAAATGTATGTACCAAATTATTACTAGTATTACTAGATATATAATCATCGATTTTTATTTCATTTTTAATCATATCAGTATGAGTTTTTTTATCAATTATGCCAGTACAATATAATAAATTTCGTTTTGTTTTTTTATTCATATTAATAAAACAACATGGATGACAAACATTTTTTTTAGTATCAGATTCACTAATTTCTACATCATTTGGAATATTTTTTGATTTACTTACAGGAATATCTAAAAAACTAGGATATATATGTTTTGATTTTTTTTTATTTGGACATTTTATCACTTTTCCTTCCCACTCTAATATATTTCCATTTTCAAAAGGTTTTAAAATTTTCCCAATTTTAGTATTATATGATTCTATGTCTAAAGGATTTTTTATTTCCACTTGTTCTTCTTTTTCTTTTTTAGTAAAAAATTTTAATATAGAGTTTTTATAGTTTTCAAAATATTTAACAATTTTTGAATATAATGTGATTTTATCTAATGCCTTATGTTTTGTGTTTTTATTTAAAAAATTCCAAATTAAAAGACATTCCTTTTTTTGCCATCCTGGTGGATTTCTACCTTTACTATCTTTTATAAACTTATTTGATTTCCAAATATGATATTGTAATAATTTATCAATATTAATTTTAGCATTTTTAGGAGTATATCTTTTTTTAATTGATGATACAGCATCTTCGATACCATAAAATTCAATAAATCTTTGCCGATATGTAGAATTATATTTATTTGGTATAAATATTTTTAATAAAATTTCCTTAAATTTATTATTTTTATTTCGTGTTGATGGTATTTTTGTTAAAATATAATTAATTGGTATTTTCAATTCAATTAGTATACGTGTAATTTGTTTGTCCTCCCATTCATTTTGATCATAATCATCTAACCATCTACTAGGATCTTGCTTTCTTGTATTTATAGAAATATAATGATTCAATTGCTTAATATTTTCATCAATTTCATCAATTTTTAATTGATATTTTTCTTTATCCTTTCTTTCTTTGCTTCTTTCTTTATATTTTTTTAATTTTTGTAATTTTCGGTCTCTTTTATAAATTAACCATTTTATATCAGTCGTAGCACCACCTATTTGGTTATTAACATTTTTATTAATATATTTAATATCATGTTCTTTTATAGTCAAAATTTTTGGAGCATTTTTCTTTATTATATTTCCAGTTCCAATTGGTTGTCTGTTAACACTACATCTTTTTGCATATAAATTATTCTGACTTTGGTCTAATTTGATTTTACAAAATTGACATTTATCCGCAGTATGTTTTATTTTCATACCACAATTTGGACATTTTAGAGAAATATCATATGCCTGTTTTAGTCTTTTAAGTAAAGAAAATCCTACTATTTTATTTTTAATAAATTCTTTATCATCATCATTATTATTTATAAATTTATTATCAAATTGATTATAAATATGGTTAAAATATTTAATTATATTATAATTTTTATCTTTCTTATCTATATCTTTAAAATTTTTTATATTATGTATTAAATATATCATTTTTTTAACAAAATTAACTAAATATTCCCATTGTCTAAAACTTTTAAATCCCATTATACACCATTGATATTTTTCCTCTAATAAATCTGATGACGAACATTTATCCAAATCACATCTTTTTATTCGAGATGTTTTACTTAATTGATATAAAATACCATAACCTTTTGCTTTTCCATATAATAAATCTTTATATTGATTCCAATGATTATATGCATAGATTGCTTGTGAAGGTGTCATAGTAAATTCTATTTGCATAATTTCAATTATCTCATCTTTTTCATCTGATGTCAATTCTGTTCGAATATCTTTATTATCATCATCATTATCAATAAATTTTCTATAATATTTGTCTAAAATTTGATGAATCATTACATCTTTTTTCTTTTTTATCTCATTTCCACGAAAATGTTCTAATCTCAAAAAACGAAAATCTAAAATAGATCCTTTTCCAGTATTATCTAATTTTATATATGGGTATAACATATTAATAATATTTTTATCTCTAATATCATCCTCATCAATTAATTTATTTGTTAATACAGAACCATTAATTGATTGAATAGAAACATTAGAATTTAAAGAATTCCAATTTAACACATCACTATTGGCTAGTTTAATCTTTGTATCATCTAGTATAATACCCAAATTACCAATATTATATTTATTTAATTTTTTTATAAATTTATTAATATTTGTTATAATCAATTTCATTCCCATTTGATCAATATATATTTTTGATTTTGATGATAAATTAATAGTAAATCGTATAATTTTGGTATCATATAACTGAATTTGAATATATAAATCTTGATTTCGAGTTAATTTATGTGGAATTAACATTCTAAATTGAATAACATTTGGTTCTTCTAAATTCCATTTTAATTGACGATGAATTCCTTTTTTTTTTACCAATTTTGTCATTTTTTGTATTAATTTAGATTCTTTTGGGAGATACATTGTCATATATGGAACATTTTCAGTAATAGGATACAAATGAATAACTTTCTGTAAATTTATGTATGATGGTTTTATAATATCTTTTGAATTACCATTTAATTCTACATAAATTTTATGAGTATATTGTTCAAAATCTAATTTTTCATTAAAACTCTTGGGGAGAACAATATGTTTAAATTGTTCAATAATACTATCATAATTTTTAATATTAAATCTCCAATTATTTATTTGAGTATATAAATAAGACATATCATCTTTTTGAAAAAAATTATCAAATTTTGCAAAATTAAGAAATGGCCAATAAAGTTTGCTAAAATTAGATAAATGTTTTGTAATTGCCTTTTTTCCAATAACTTCTTCCATTTTTTTTATATTATCATTTGAAGTTAAGTAATTGTAATACATATAAAAATCTGGAAAATACGCCATATTTATTTCTATTTCAGTTGTATTACTATCAATAAAATTACTTAATGTTTTTTCAAAATCTAATCGATTTTTATCAATAATCATAGTATTTTTATAAATATTATCCAATAATTTATAACGTGTACTTCTAAAATCGATTAATTTTTTTTCTGGATTTTTCATATCTTCGATATTTTTAATTTTATCTTCTATTTTTAAAAGATTTCCAATATTTTTTTTTTCATTTATTGTTTCAATATTTAATACATTTTGTATATATTTTCCAACATTATTATTACGATAAGATGATAATTTTGCCCAATAATTTGTAAAAATTGAATAATCCATATGTTTTTTTTCTGATATGTCTTTTAAAATTTTTTTTTCATTTAGAAAATTGTATATATTAATATAATTGTATGCTTCTTTTTCGTTTTCTAAATTTTGTGATAAATTTTTACAATTATAAGATTCTTTAATATTAGATTTATTACTATCACATATTGAATGGCCACATATAATGTCATCTTTCCATAAATATAAAAATTCTGGAACAGGTAAAGGTTGGGATAAGAATAATTTATTATCTTTTATTTTTGATAAATTTAATCCCGAACGATATTTATATTGTTTTTTACAAGTATTACATTGAATTACAAAAGATTCATTACTCATATTATAATATTCATCTTCGTCTTCAAATAAATCATCATCACTTTCAATATCTAAATTACTTGAATCATTTGAAGATATAATTTTATTATTTTTGTTATTAAAACAATAAATACATGTTTTTTTTTTTATATCAGTATTTTTAGAATCATTTTCATATTCAATTAATTTTAATAATTCATTACATATTTTTTGTTTAATAATATTAAGTGTATCATTTTGATATACAGATATTGTAATTGTTTTTACTTTTTTAACATGAATATTTTCTAACATATCAGAATATTGAAGTTCAGTATTTCCAACTATACCTATTAGATTTATCTTTAATGTATATGTTCTTTCATATAATACCATCTAAATTATATACATATAATTTAGATATTATTACTTTAATAAAAATTCTATTTCTTTTAATATTCAATCCCATTTTCCATTAAAACCAGATAATTCAAAATTAGTATCTTTATTACATCCAGTTTTAATCATACTTATATTATTTTTCATGTCAGGAGAACGATTTTGTGTAGGATTCATTTTAAATTTAATTAAATCTGTTATTCTATTAAAATTTTTATCAGATTCTAAAATAGAATTCATAGTTTTATTAATATAATTTTTTCCTATTTTATTTGATTGATTATCAATTTCAATATTGGTAGGTAAATCCTTTTTTTTTATTTTTTTAATACCTTTGATTAAATCTTCAATACTATTTTTAGATATTTTATTTTTATACTTATTATTAAGATTCTGTTCATTATCTTGATAAACTTGTGGTTTATATTGTGGTTTATATTGAGGATATTGTTGAATATTTTTTCTTTTTAAGTCATTTAACATATTTTCATATGTTGTTAAAGTATCTTGAGATATTTTCATTTTTTTTGTAGAATTTAGATTAATATATACAGATGAAAATATTAATAATAATATTAATATAATTAATAATAATTTTTTGTTATCTTCGATTAATTCAAACATTTTTATATTATTGTTACATAAAAAAATTTTATTATTAATACTTACCGGTTAATTGTTTTTTTTCCAATCTTTATGAAGAAAATTTTTTAATTTATCTATATTAATTTTTTTAGGAATTCCTGAAATTTTTTTTAATGGTTCATTTTTAACACTTTCTAGGAGAAATTTTTCCTTTCTCATCCACTCAAATGAATTTATTTCTACAATATTGTCTATTATTTTTTCAAATTGAATTAAATAATTTATAATTTTGCTAAAATTTTTTGTTGAATTAATTTTAGAAATAATTTGTTTGATTTTATCTTTATCAAAAGATAATTTAATATCAGATATTCTATTTAAAAATTCGTTTATTTGAGTTAATATATTCATAAGTGGAGGATTTTCTATTTTTTCTAATATAAAACGAAGAACTTCTGATTCACTAGTTATTTGTGATAATTTTGCCATATCACTACTGAAAAGAGGTGATAGTTTAGTTAATTTTTTGGCATATTTATCATCTTTTGTTTTGTTTAAAAATTTATATTTATTAAATAATCTTTTTGCAGCTTTTAACGAATTTCTATGTTCTTTTGAAGAATATTTATATATATCTTCTTCAATATTAGATATATAATTTCCTAAATCCATTCCTAATACTTTTTCACTCCTGTCTTTATTTTTTTGAACTATTAAAAACCAATTAGTTATTTCAATGTATCTATTATTTACTTGTGCCCAAATATCTATTTTACAAGTAGCATCTTGAGAAATTGCTTCATCCAAATATAATGTTTTATTACCCCTTAATTTTTTTTCACCCTTAATAATTTCATCAATATTCCATCTTATAATGTATTTGTCGTTAATAAATTTTTTTAATTTTCCCCAATCAGTTATCTTAATATTAATTTTTAAAAATTTTAATATTTTATTATATTCTTTTTGTGTTAAAATATTTTGTGATTTTAAATTGTCAATTGTTCTTTTAATCAATTTGCGATCATAATCAACTATTTTATTTTGCTTCATCTTTCCAATATAAATTTTCCATCTATTGTCTATACCAGCCTTAAAATCTCCTAAAAATACATCTTTTTGTTTTAAAATTTTTTTAGCAATATTTTGTATTTTTTTTGTAATAGCAAAACGAGCTTCGCTATATAAACAACATGATTTTAAAGTTTCAAATATGTCAATATCACCAGGATATTTATGAACCTTATATTTATAACTACCAACTGGATAAACATTCGAATCAGTAGTTATAAGATTCAATATATTATTTACTTCTTGCGAATAATTTGCTGGTTTTCTTACCTCTAATGCATTAAATCGTTTTTCATCTTGCTTATCAAATTCATTTAATAAAAATGCAAATACTCCTGCTGCAACTAATTCAGCCATATCTATATTATATTAATTATATAATTAATAATGTATATTTATAGCAAAAATGCAATATATTTAAATTTTGATTACCACCAAATGTAATTTTATAGTCAGTTTCTCCTAATATTTTTAATATATTTTTTTTTTTTTTATCAGTAATCTCTTCATTATTTATTATATGAGAGTATAATTCGTATAATATATTTTTTGAAGAATATCCTTGATAAAATATATCTTTTATTTTTTCCCTAATTCCAATTAAGTCACCCTCATTCATTACATTCAATAAATTTTGTATATATATATTATCAATTTTGTCTGTTAAAAAATAAAAATATTTTTTTATTTTTTCGTGAGAAATATTTGATGATTTTGATAATGTTTCTAATAAATTTATAGATTTTCTTAAATCACCTTTACTAATTTTAGATATATCCGGAATTATTTTTTTTATATTTTCATTCAAATTTTCGTCATTAGCAATATTAAATAATTTAGTTTGTATTAAATTATCAGGTATTGGTTTGAATAGAAATTTAACACATCGTGATATTATCGGTTTGGATATCTTGTTTATAGAATTACAGATAAGACAAAATCTGGTTGTTTTAGAATATTTTTCTATAATTCGTCGCAAAGCTGATTGTGCTTCGAAACTCATACAATCAATTTCACTTAAAATAACTATTTTAAAAGTAGAATTTTGTAAAAATACACTTTGATGAGCAAATGATTTTATTTCATTACGTACAGTTCCTATTCCTCGTTTATCAGAGGCAGATAAATACAATACATTTTGTTTTATTGATTCATCAATATATATATTATTAACTATAATATTAATCAAAGAAGATTTACCAATTCCATTTGGACCATAAAATATCATATGTGGTAAATTATCTAGACTATTTTTAATAATATCTACAATTTCATTATGAGAAATAATATCATCAAAATCCTTTGGTTTATATTTAAATATCCATTTTTTTTTTGATTGTTGATTAATATTCATTATTAATATTTTTAATAATTTATTTCTTATATTAATTTTTTGTATCTTCAATGTTTATTACTATAAATCGATTAAACTTAAATCTAATTTTTTTTTTAGAATTACTTTCATATAAAATTTGTCAGTTCCATCAATATTTATTTTAATAAACTTTATTAATTCTGCTCCGATTTTTTTTGATACCCTTTTTAATAAAGAGAATGAAATATCTAAATCATTTTCAAAAATTCCCATAATATCTCCATTATCACATACACCTAGATAATATATAACGTATCCTTCTCCTTGATATAAACGATATAACATTTGTGTTCCTAATTGATTAATTTTCTCTTCTGTGTCATTACAAAGTCGTATTTTATATTCTATATTTCCAGTTTCTTTTTCTGATTGTAGTTTTACTAGAGGCATATATATCTTATACTTTGTTTTATTTACATTATTCATATAATGAATTTATTTATTTATTTATTTTACGAAGCATTTTAATATCATTTTTATTATAGTAAGATAAATGTGAATTTTGATATCGTTTTAAAAAAATTTTTAAATCATCATATCCACCTATAAAAACTCCATTATAAAAAATTACTGGAATATATTGATAATTATTTGTTGTATTTTTAATAATTTCTTTTATTAAAATAATTTGTTCATTTGGTAAAGTTTTCATATTTATATAACAATACTTTTTTTGAGCATTTATTAATAATTCAATTGCTTTTGAACAATATTTACATTTAGTATTACCATATACAATAAAATTAGTATTTTTAGGACAACTTTGTATATTTAACGCATTAAATTTTTTTTTTAATGCAAAATATTTATCAGAAGTAATTTTTTTTTTATATAAAATTTGTTTAAATTGTAAATTTATTTCGAATTTATATAACAAATAATATTGGTATTTATATTTTATATTATCGAAATAGTATCTTTTTTTTTGTAAAAAATTGGTGTTCATTTTATTATACTATATTATAAGAAAGTAAGTAAAAATTATAAAATTATTAATATTATTTATTATATATAAATAATGACTACTACTAATATTTTTGATAAAATGGCTAATTGGATCAGAAAAAATAATGGATTTGTTTCACCATCAATAAAAGTTGTTTCTTCAAATATTGATGATATAACATCACGCTCAATATATACAATTAATGACATTAAAAAAAATGAATCTTTAATGCGAATTCCTTTGAAATGTAAAATTCATCCAAATTTAGTTTATGACATACCAAATATTGACAAATGGATACAAAATGATTCAAAAAATATGATTAAAACACAATTATTTTATAGAATAGTAATTTCTCTTATTTATGAAAAAAGTTTAGGTAAAAAATCTTTTTATTACCCTTTTATTCGAACTCTACCAAAATCAACTGATTTAAAAAATCATGTCATTTTTAATAATACTCCAAAAAATATGAGTGATTGGAAAAAGTGTTCATCTTCATTTGCAGATGATGTTCAAACTACTTTTGATGCATATGAAAATTTATTAGATTTTATCTCAACACAGAATAAGGAATTTACAATTATTGATTTAGAAAAATTTGGAAATGTAGAAAATATTTTAAAAACTTTAGTTAAATGGGCTTATGTTATATTTATTACACGAGGTTGGTATATACATGGTTGTGTTCCTTATATGGATTTGTTTAATCATAAAAGTAATTCACAAATGACTGCCAAATATCACGAGACTAATAACATTGGTTTTGAAGGTCAATCTCAATACATGACTTATAAATCATACGAAATTGGTGAAGAAATTTTTATAAATTATGGTATTTATGATTCCAAAAAATTATTAAGAAGATATGGATTTAATCCAGATGAGGAAGTTAAATATATGGAAATGTCCGTAGAATATAATCCTAAAATTCCACTCCAACATTATATCGCAAATGAACTTAAACGATATCAATTTCCAAAAGAAAAATTATTATTAACTACTAGAACTCCATCATCATTATTAATAAAATATTTACGAATTATTTCTTTAGATTATTATGATATACCAAAAGTTTTTAATATAGAAAAATATTTTGAAAAACCATTATCTAATAATAATGAGTTATTGGTTTATAAAACTTTATTAAAATTAATTAATAATTTAAGAAATACAGAATATACAACCGAACGTTTTAATGATTGTAATATGTTATTAGAAACAACTGATAATTATATAACACAAAATTTATGTAAAATAGTTTTAAATGAATATAATTTAATTAAAACAAATATTTTATGGGTTCATGGTAATTGGATATCAAAATTAGAAACTCCTATGTTAGAACATATACTAACTTCACTTACAACAATTGATATTGTATAATAAATTAGTTAAATTAAATTAATTTAATATTATAAGTATATAATATATATTGTTTCAATGAATAGAAAAAATAAAAAAAAGGATATATATAGTGAATTAAATTATACTAAACACGATACTCTTTTTCCACATGATTTATATACAAAAGTTGAGGAAGAAGAACGTAAAGGATTAGATGGAGAATTTTCTCATTGGAAATTTCATAACTTTATTATCGATATTTGGAATGAGATTATAGTGCCTTATGCAAACAAACTCTATGATAATGGTAACAAACCTGCAAATAAACTCTATGATAAAAAAGAGTATAATAAACTTAAAGGATATATTAATGAACTTATTAATGATGAAGACAAAAATCATATTTTTACGCACAACGAACAAAAAAAATTTAAAAAACCATGGGAAAGACTTGTAGAATTTTTAGATTATAAACACAGTCAATATGTTTTTTATCCTATGATAACAGATTTGGATTTTAATAAAAAATTATATAAAAAAAAAGAATTTCAAATAAATAAACAATTACCTATAAATGCTGATAAATTTGAAGATATTCAAGAAGAATTATGTCCAAATAAAAATAAAAATTTTAATTTACAATCTCATCAAAAATTAATCAAAGGTTATCTCTCTCATAATACATATTATAATGGATTATTAATTTTTCATGGAACTGGAACAGGAAAAACTTGTTCTTCTATTACTATTGCAGAAAGTTATAAAACTCTAGTAGCAAAAAATAGTAAAAAAGTATTAGTAATACTTTCAAAATCAGTTAAAAGTAATTTCATTCACGAAATACATGATGTAGCTAGAGGATATAATCAATGTACTGGTTCTGATTATTTAAATTATGATTTCTTTTCAAGTATGGATAAAAAGAAAAAAAATGTTTTATCATTAATTGATAAATATTATGATTTAATGACATTTGGTAAATTCCGAAATGAAATTATTAAAGAATTAGAAACATACGGTATTAATAAGTATCAATTTAATCAACCTATTCCTGCGAAATTAATCAAATGGATTGACTTGATATTTTCTAATAGAGTAATTATAGTAGATGAAGTTCATAATTTAAAAAAGTATAAAACATATAGTGAGGAAGAAATTACTTTGGAAAAATATGATAATGATGATGAACTTACTTCTGAAAATAGTGTTAAAAAAATTAAGGATTTTAAACCATATGATGCTTTAGAACTAATTTTAAAATATTCACGAAATGTTAAACTAGTTATGTTAAGTGCTACACCCATGTATCATAAACCTCGTGAAATTATATCATTATTTAATTTACTTTTAATTAATGATGATTATGACAGAGTTGTCGTATCTGATATTTTTGAAAATGATAATATAAAAGATGAAGAAGCTAGAAATATTCTTCGTGTAATTTCACAAGGATATGTATCATATGTTAGAACCGAAAATCCATATACTTTTGCTAAAAGACATTATCCAGATTCAATCCCAATTCATAGTTTTGTTAATAATAAAATAGAGAAATTAAAAAAAATTTATAAAATTAAAAAAACAATTCGTAATAATAATTATAGTGATATTATTAAAGTAATTCCGTGCGAGATGAGTGAAAAACATGATAAATTTTACAAAAAACGAATAATTGCTGGTGATATGTTAACTAAGTTAATTCAATATGGTAATTATGGTATATTAGATGTTGATGGAATATCGCAAAAGAAATTGGTTTTATCAGAATTAATAGACCAAAAAACCAGTATATCATGTAAATTAGGAAAATTAATATATAATATATTACACGATATCTCAAATGGAACATATTTCATTTTTAGTTATTATATTAAACATGGAACTCAGGTATTAGCTCAAGCACTTTTGGCAAATGGAATTAGTTTGGTTGTTGTTAACAATAATGGTAAAATTGTTTTTGCCGATGCCAAAACAATTAAGAGTTTATTAGGGCATTCTTTTAGTCAGCCTACAAAGGATGAACAAATATGTTATAAAGATGGTAAAAAACGTAGTGAATATAAAAATAAGATGCATGAATTTAAACCAATGACATTTGTATGTATTATTGGTAAAATTGAAGAAAATGTAAGAGATAATATAATTACTGCTTTTAATAACGATACAAATAAATATGGCGAAGATATTAAAATAATGTTAGGTTCAAGTGTCTTCAAAGAAGGAATAAGTTTATTAAATGTTCGGCAAATTCATATTCTTGAACCATGGCATAATCGTTCACGTATAGAACAGGTAATTGGTAGAGGAATACGACATTGTTCTCATCGTCAATTATTACCATCAGAAAGAAATGTTAATATATATCAATATATATCAACTTACAATACAAACATTGATAATCAAGCATATGATGGTAATATAGATAGAAAAGAAATAAAAACTCTTATTAAACAATTTTCACAGGATGTAATATCAAATGTAAATTTGGTATCCTCTCATATGGCCAAATTTAATATTCTTCATTATGATGTTATTATGTATATGAGATCTCAAATTTTAAATAATTTAATTATCGATGTTCAGTCTGTTTTAAAAGAAACAGCAATGGATTGCCTTTTTAATCAAGAGATTAATGTTAATACTTTAAAATCAGAAGATAAGTATCAGTGTATGAAAAAGATTGATTTTGAAGAAGATGATATTGGTAAAATAGAATATGTTACCAAAAAAGATATAAAATTATACGATAAGGATATTGATTATAGTACTTTTGATGATATTTTTTATCAACCATATGTTATATATGTAATAAATTTAATAAAAACAAAATTTGAAAGTAATGAAGGTATTTATATATTAAATTTTGAAGATATATTAAATGATACAAATTTAATAGGTAACCCTATATATTTTGAAAATAATAATTATATTATTCGTGCTGCGTTATATAGTTTAATCCCAACACAAAAAAGAAAAAAAATAAATATTTTAAAGAAGAAAATTGGACGTGGATTTATTTATGGATATATATTTGGTAGAAATACTCTTTCTGGTGGAATGTTTATATTCCAACCATTTGAAAATCAAACAAATGTTCATGATGTTTTTAAAAAAACATTAAGATCTGATTTTGAACGTTCGCCAATGTATGAAAAAACAGGATTTGAACAAGCAGTGTCAGTTCCTACATCATTGAATGAAATATCTGAAACTAAATATCAAGAAATTATTTATGGTAAAAAATCTAGAAATGAATTAGATGTAATAGATATATCAAAAATAACAAAACGAAAGGTCAAAAAAGTAACAGAATTAATTAAAGAGTTAGATATTTCAATATCTGATGAAAATGAAAAACAGAAAAATGCTCCATTAATTGGTTTAATTTTAAATATACAAATTATCGCAAATCATAAAAAATCATCACATTTATGGGGACAACCGAAATATCATATTTGGTTAAGAGAAAAGAAAATGATTTGTAAAGAAGGTAAAAGAGAAAGTTTTGGCCAATTTAGTTTATCTTATAATTTGTCTCAATTAAAATGTATTATACAAACGTATATTTTAACAGAAGAATTTAAATCATTAATTGATTCTTCTAGAATTATTACTCTAATACGTGAAACAACTGATAAAAAGGCTATAAAATTTGCAGATGATATTGCTAAATATAGTGATATATATGAATGGTGGAATTTACGAATGACAAAACCAAAAGGATTTAAATTAGTTTTAAAAAAACAAGATGTAGCTAATTTGTTATATCTAATTTTAAAATATTTTGAAGAGATTAATATTTCAAATAAAATATGGATACGAGAACTAAATTAATAGATATTGAAAAAAAAAAAGATTAAATTTTTTTATTGATTTTTTTATATTAAAAAGACAATAAAAAAATTGATTTTTTTTATTAAAAATTATATTATATTATTAATTAATGAATAAAATGGATATTGATAAAATTATAAATAAATTAAGAAATAACTATGATACAAATAACAATCATTATGAATTTCTTTTTTCAGTTCTATATTTTACAGATGAAAATTTTAAAGAAGTTAATTTTTTACATAGTTATTCTTCAAATAGACAAAAAAAAAAATTCTTAAATAAACAACCTCTTATAGTAGAAGAACATAAGTCTAATAATAAGATTAATCACAACATTAATCACAACATTAATGTATCAGTTTTTAAAAGCATTTTTGAAAATGATTTTATAAAAAGTAAACCATCTAAATTTTTAGATGTATTTATTTCTTGTTGTGGTAATAAATCCATAGTTAATGTTTCTTCAAATGTTAAATCTATTCTATTAAAAAAATTATTAACAGATTTTGATACTTGCGAATTATATAAAAAATATAAATATCGTAAAAGAAGTGGATTTACAAAAAAGATTTTGAGAAGTTTTTTTGAAGATGGAAATGAAATTGAAGATAATCCTTTATTCATTTCTTTTTTATGTGATTATTTTAAAATGAATATTTGTGTTGTTATACCAGATAAAGAAAAAAATGATATTATATTTTATTCTTCTTATAATAATTTTTCTATTTATAAATCTACAATCATTGTAGAAAAATGTGATGGAGATATGTATCAATATTACATAATGTCTAATGGTGAAAGTATATTTACTTCTAATACATCATTTATTTATAGACTTTTACATTTTCTAAATCAAAAAGATTTTATAACTAAATTAAATAATATTGCTAATAATTCATCAATAAATAGAAAAATTTTTCATAAAGTTATAGAAAAAAATAAAGTAATTACAGAAAAAATTAAGGATAAATCAAGTGAAAATAAAGATAAATTAAGTGAAAATAAAGATAAATCAAGTGAAAATAAAGATAAATTAAGTGAAAATAAAGATAAATTAAGTGAAAATAAAGATAAATCAAGTGAATATAATTCTAAAGATTTATTGAAAAAAAAATTATTAATTTTACAAAATATTTCAGAAGAATTTGGTATTAATACTAAAAAAAGTAAAAAAAATGGTAAGGGATTTAAGAATAAAACAAAATCTGAATTAGTTTTAGATATTATGAATCATTTATCTAAAAAATAATTTAAAATTGATTTTTTATATATCAAATATATATATAATTATAATGGATATTAATAATACTTTAATAGAGCGACTTAAATTTATAACATCCAATTTAAATGATCAAAATAAGAATGAAGATTATGAATTAGAAGTTCGTTTTGGTTTTTTTAAGCATAATAGCTTTTATCCAAATATAAATAGAAATGCTTTTTTAAGTATATTAGAAAGTAGTTCTTCTGAGAAGAACTATAATTTTATTATTGATACAAGGTATAAAAATTTTGAAGGATTATATGATGATAATAACAAAATTGTTAAAAGATCTACATATACTGGAGTATCTGTTCAAAAAATATTAAAAGATATTTATAATAATTTTCTTACATTAAATAAAGAAGATTTATATAATATTCAATCTAAATTGGATAAAAAAAAAATATCTCTTCGTAATATTTTTTTATCAAAAAATAAAAAAACAACCAATGATAATGTAAATCATCTTCGAGTTACATTTGCAATTGAGAAACAACATTCACTAAAAAATTTAATGGATAAATATGTTAAATCAGTTTCTAATAATAATAAAGGATTAGTTCAATTCGCTAAGAGTTTGGAAAATATTGAAGCAGAACGCATCAAATTTCGTTATTCTTGGTTAGAACATGAAGTATGGAGAATTGATAGCACTATTGCTATATCAGTTAATTATGATGAAAATGATTCAAATTTATATAAATTATCTTTATCATTCGAAGTAGAAATCGAATTTGATGTTGAAACTTATACAAAGATGGCTGAAAAACCAAGTGTAGATGATATGATATCAAATGTAAATAAATTAATATCACAGTATAAAACTCATATTGATAATAATACAGATATTTCAATAGAAGATTTATTAGAAACGGATATTTCCAATCAAGTTGTAACCTTAGAACGAGATAAGATTCAATTTCTACAAAATTCTCCGTATTCCGTTACAGATAAAGCTGATGGGGAACGAAAATATTTATATATTAATAATAATGGAGTTTTTTATTTTGTAAATCCACGAACTTTCCAGAAAATAAAAATTTATGAAGATGGCAAAACAAAGGTCAAAAATTCAGTAATTGATGGTGAATTTTTAGAAACACAAAAATTATTTCTAGGTTTTGATTGTTTATTTATGAATGGAGAGGATTGTCGAAATAAAAATTTAATTAATAGATTAAAATGTTTAGAAAAAATTATATCAAACATTAAAAAAGGTATTTCGAAAATCATCGAAGTAAGACCTAAAAAATTTTATTTTAAGAATATTTTCAAAAAAACGAAGAAATTATGGGATGATAGGGAAAAATTGTTTGAATATCACTTAGATGGGTTGATATATACACCAATTAATTCGGCATATATTAGTAGTATTCCGACGCTGAAATGGAAAGATAAACATTCCCTTGACGTTAGAGTTATTTACAATAATAGAAATAATTTTACAGAATTTCATGCTAATGGATATCCTCAAAAGAGAAATATTAATGGTCAAATTAAAATTACGAATATTTGGAGAAGATATCACGGAGATGATATTTATAAACATTGGATTAAAGTAAATGACCAATCATATAAAAATTTACAATTAGTAAATCAATATGGTTTATTAGGAGTTTATGGTAGAATTAGGACTTTACAAAATATGGAAGATATTGCTGAATTCGAATATGATTATGATAAAAAAGAATGGGTGTATTTACGTCGTAGAGATGATAAAAATAAACCTAACGCACGTTTAACAATTTTAAGTGTTTTAAAAGCAATTGAAGAAAATATAACATTAGATGAGTTAAGTGAATTAGTTTATGAAGAATCAGAATATGAAAAAATGTGTCAAGAAAGTTGTACAAATATTGATCCAATTGGATTACATTATGACATTGTAAGTAATAAAGGTTCATCTGATAAAAGAATGACCTGGAGATTTTTCCAAAACTTTGTAAAGAGACAATTATTTAAGGAATCCTCAGTAAAACTTAGGAAAACAAGAAAATATTTGTTTGATATCGGAAGCGGAAGAGGTGGAGATTTAAATAAATGGTTAGAGTCAGGATATACAGATATTTTAGCAATAGATCCTTCAAGACGTGAAATTTATGGTAGGCATTATTCTGAAGGATTTTCAGGATTAGTTGAAAGAGTTGAACAGAAGGGTTTTACTAAAATGGAAGATGGTTCATATAAAGGTAATTATAAAAATAATGAAATTAATATAACACCAATTTGGGGAGATGCAACAAAACATATTAAAACTGGTTCGGCTGGATATAATGACTATGAGAAAACAAAATTATTAAATTTTCTTTCAATTGCCAAAAAAGAAAAATGGCAAGGTTTTGATACAATAAGTATCATGTTTGTAATTCATTATATGTTTGCTACTATGAAAAAGGGTAAAAATGTTTTGGATAAAAAAAGATTTGAGGTATTTATGAAAAATGTAACTAACTACTTAAATAAAAAAAAAGGATTGTTTATTGGTTCATATTTAGATGGACATCATATTATGAATCACATGAGAAATGATTTCACTAATTTTATTCAACGAGATGATAATAATAAACCATTTTATGGAATAACTTTAAAAGATGGTAAAAATATGATTAATGGAGATGAAAATGATTATGATATTTTTTGGGATAAAAATCCTAAAATGATTGGAATTAAGCAATCAATTTGGGGATGGAATAATGAAATCGCTGAACCAATGCTTTTCGAGAAAAATTTAGATATAGTATTTCAAAATTTTAATTTATTTTCTGTAAAGAAGAATAATAATTTTGAAAAATATTATAAAAAATATTTAAAATCATCAAATAAATCATTAAGTATTTCAGAACAAAATATTTCTTTTTTAAATAATGTTTTTATGTATTCGGTATATCCAAGTTTTGAAACACAAAATTATAAAATATTAAAGAAAATGAAAAAAAAATAAATTTAAATTTATTCCAGTCCAATTATATTTATATATAAGAGTTTATAAATTTTTGATTATAATTATCTAAACATAATAATATTTAGATAATTATAAGATATCGCATTTTACTAATATCATAAAAATAAATTTGTATCAAATATGAATTAACATTAAAATATTATTATAAAGTAACATACCAGAAATATAAATGTCAGATGATTTAACAAAGAAATCTGTAGAAAATGAAAATGAAAATGAAAATGATAGTGTCTGTTTTTATAAAAAAAGAAGATATTGTAACAATTGTGGTAAGTATGGACATTATTTTAGAGAATGTAAGTATCCAATAACCAGTTATGGTATTATATGTATTCAGATTACCCCGTTCCCATTAGGATATAATCAAAAATTACTTCCGTCAAATATTAAATTTTTAGCAGTACGACGTCGTAATACTTTAAGCTATGTAGAATTTATCCGTGGTAAGTATAAATATACTGATATTGAATTTTTACGTATTTTATTCTCAAGGATGACCATATTTGAAAGAGATTTAATAAAAACAGAACCATTTAATATTTTATGGGAAAGTTTATGGATTAATTCTCAATTTAAAGAAATTAATAAAACAGAATATAATCGAGCATCTAAAAAATATGACGATTTAAAAAAAGGAGTAATTATTAATTCTAAATTTATTACAATTGATGCACTTTTAGAAACAACCTCATCAGAATATAAGGAAACTGAATGGAATTTCCCAAAAGGTCGTAGAAATTGTTATGAAAATGACATAGAATGTGCTGAAAGAGAATTCCAAGAAGAAACAAATTTAACTAAAAATGATTATGAAATTTGTAAGGCAATCCCACCTTTTGTTCAACAACATATTGGTTCAAATAATATTTCTTATAAAACGGTATATTATTTAGCTCTTTATTCAACAAATAAACAACTTAAAATCGATAAAACAAATCAACATCAATTAGGAGAAGTATCAAAAATAGGATGGTACTCCTTTGATAAATTGAAAGATAGTATGCTTAGAAAATATTCTATTCATAAGATAACATGTCTAACAAATGTTTTTAATACATTATTAAAAAATTTCAATGATAGAATAGAATAAATTAACTTAAAAGTTATAAAATAATTTTTATATAACTATAAAATTGATTTATTTATTTTAAATTATATTATAATGGAAAATTGTAAAACATCTTATCGTATTTTTAAAAAGGATAGTTTAGTAGAATCTATTAGAATTCCACCTTCAAAATTGGATAATTATTCTGCTTTTATTTTAAATAGTTTAAAAGAAAGAGAAAAAAAATGTAATAAAAATGGATATATTCATAAAATTTTAAAAATTGATAATATTGGTGAAGGAATTATATATGAAGGTGATTTTTCAGGTGATGTAATTTTCAAGGTTGAATATGAAGCTCTTGTATGTTCTCCAAAAGTTAATGATGTAATTGAATGTAATGTATTACAATTATCAACTTTTCAAAGTGATATAATTGCTCAACAAGGACCTTTATTTATAGTAGTAATTTTTGATAAAATCAAAGATAAAGGAACTTTAAAACAAGGCGACAAAATTTTAGTAAAAGTTGTGGCAACAAGATATGTATATGCTATGCCTATATTAAAGGTTGTATCAACATTTGTAAAAAAAATAGATCAAACTAAAGATGCTATGGAATCATTATTTGTTGATGACTTTGATTTTATTGAACAAGAATAAATAATTTACTGGACTGATATTTTTTATTATTCAGAATAAAAATCAGCAATTACAGAATTGTTTAGAGATTTATCGTTAAATTTTAGAAATTCATTAATTTTATTAATAACAAAAATAAAATCATTGTCAAAATTTTCATTTTTATGAAATGTTTTTAAAATTTCAAATTTAGATTTACTAATATACATCGCATCCGTACAATCTATCATATTATTATATTTATTATTAAACACTATTTGAGCAGTATTTTCCATTCGTGGAAAATTTTTATTACATAAAATAGTTATAATCTTATTTAGAAGTTGAGTATCATTAATACCAAGTTTTTCTAATTCTCTTTTTAATAAATCTGGATTAGAAATATTTTCCATTATATTTTTGTATTCAGGTAATACTTTTATTATACCCTCAATTGGTGTTGTATATAATATTTTATGAAATGGTGTAAAATATTGATTAGTATTTAATATACTGTTTTCTTGAAATGTTGTTTTAAAAGAATTCATATCAAATTGTGGATTTTCTACAAAAAATTGCGAAACATCTTGTAATAATGGAGAATTATGACGTCCATATGTCCAATTGTTCATAAGTGGATTATTTACATCATTATATGAAAAAAATACCCACATTAATCCATTCAAATATTGTGTGATACATCTATTTAATTCATTCTTTGAAGTTATATTTAGCTTTTTCTTATAATATATATTTTTTGTTCGTTCAAATTTCTTACCATAATAAATCTCATCAGAGAAATAATAGTATGGTAAATTTCGGTTTGAAATATTTTTTAAACTATCAATATATCCAAGCTTAGTAGTCAAATTCTCAAATTTATTTAAATTTTTTGTCCAATTAAAATACTTTGAGTCTTTCATTTCAATAAATGTTTTTTTTACTATATCATATGAATATTGATATTTATTACTTGTTTCATTATTTACTTGTCTGTTTTTTAAAACTAATGTTTTTATACGAGGCATTTTTATATAATAAATATAATATTGTTTGAAATATTTCAAAATATCTGTTATTTCACTTTTATCTCTTTTTACTTCATTGTCTAAATTAATATCACAATTATGATAATTAATATCAAATTTAGATGGTGTTGTTATGATTAATTCATTATATAAAATTTCTATATATTTTGAATGTGTTACATTTAAAATTTTTAAATTATCATTAACATCCTTTTCATTAATATTACTTTCAAAAATATTTTTTATTAATTTATAACAAGCAATACATTTATTTAATATAATCATCCAATATTCATCATATTTAGATAATTTTTGCTGTAATCCATATCCATCCCACTTTTTAAAATTATCAAATGTATCATAGAGAAAACATTCAGCTAAAGCATTATCTTCATAAGTTGTTAACATTCTCATAAAATTATGAAAAATTTTATTATTAATTGTTAATATTTTCGTATTTGTCATAAAATTATCACATGAAATAACATTTGTATAACAATTTATAATATAATCAAAATGCATTGACGTATTATATGATTGAATACGAGGAATAAAATCATCTCCAAAAACACTAAAAATAAATACCAAATCATCAATATATCTTTGGAGATATTCTAAATCTAGTTCTATATTAGATATATTTTGTAAATGATTAAATAATAATGCTTTTAAATTTTTAATATTAATAACCCAATACCTAAAATTTTTTCGCTTATCAGCATATCTAAATAATTTAATGTTTTTTATATAATCTAATGGAATTAAAGAAGATAATAGTATTACGTCAGCATCTGGGCTAAATACAGATATAATATCATCTTTGTCTATTTTTTTATATTTAATACAATGACGAATATAGTTCAAAATTTTTATTTCCCCTTCACCAACCTCTCTAAAATCTGATAATAAAATTTTAGAATATAATTCTTTATTTTTAAAATCTTTTAAAACAATATTTTTTAAAAAATATTCATTTCGTAATGAGAAACTTAATTTTCCCATAAAGTCTGTTCCTGGTTGAATATGATATTTAACCCAATGAAATTTTGTCGTTTCATAAACATATTTATTATACTTATTTTTTTCATCAGTTGTATTTAAAGTATTTTTATATTTTTTTAACAAAATTTTATCCATATCTGATACAAATTGACTTGAATATGATCTAGATATTTGTTCTACCATTTTCCCTTTTGATGGAACCCCATCAATTGATATGTAGACTATTTTTATAATATCCTCACTAATAAATGTATCAAATAATATAGCATTTATACCTATACCTACTTCGTAAATTATTAAATCAGATAACATCATTTCCTCATTATATGAAGATTCTATCTCATATTTGTCAGTATAGTTTCTTAATTTATTTCTTAGAATATTTCTTTTAATTTGAGAACAATTTGGTTTCTTAATAGTTTTTAATATTTGTAAATACTCATAGTTCAATTGTTCAAGTAATTTAAAACTAATATCATGAATAATAGCATTAAAATCCAAGAATAAACCTGTTATTTTTTTATTTTTATGTATAGAAGATTTTCTTTCACTTATACATTTGCATAAATATTTATTATTTCTTATAGTAGAAAAAAATGTTTGAATACCCATTATATTAATAATAGTATAATTTTTTATATTAATTGATACGTTCTCTAATATTCAATTTTAATTATGATTTTTAATTAAAATTAATTATTAATTGATGAAATATTATCTATATAATATTTATATAATAGTATGAATATTAAATCGGTATTAGTTTTTTTGATTTGTACAATTGCTATTCACATCGCTTTAATTAAAGTTAATGAAATTGTTTTAGAAAATAAAGAAATGAAACAAAATAATGATAATGATAATGATTTAAAAAAAGAAGAAAAAAAAGAAACAACAGAAGAAGAAGAAGAAAAAAAAGAAATACCAGCAGTCTCTAATAATAAAATCGCAACAGATGATGCTGATGTAATTAATGATGAAGATTTAAGAAGCGATTTATTAAATTTTATTAAAAAATCTAAAAATAATACACCAACTATTTTTTCTAAAGATTCAGAAATTGAATTAGAAAAAGATAATAAAAATGTCCAAGAAGCACCCGGATATTTAAATTTTGGTGAAGATATTGAACGTGAATTAAAAACAACCGAATATAATTTAAAAACAGCATCAGGCGACAGTGATAATATTACTCTTAGAAATTCAACTGGTAATAATGTTGACGAGAGTGCAGCAAATAAACAATTTAAAATGATTCAAAATGCTGGTTGGAAGTATAAAAATGAAGGAGTAATGAATGGAGGTGTTGATGATGGTATTGGTGGATTTGATCCAAAAGCAATCTGTAATTTTGCGGCCTTATAAATCAATATATAAAATTGATATTTTTAATATATATCAATCAAATTATTAAAATAATTTAATAAATTGAATGATAAAACAAAAACTTAAAATGAATTTTTTTAAAAAATTTAAAAATAAATTTAAAAAATGCTTATTTTGCTTCCATTTTGATTCAATTTGTGAAATAAATCCAATTAAATATAATCCTATTTTTACAATAGATATCGATGATTCTGAGGAGAGTGATTTCGATTTAAATTATTAATTAAAAATATAATAATAATTCTATATACGTAAAAACTAGTCCTGTTTATTTTGTTCTCGTGATTTACTTACTAAAACATTCCAACCAATAGAAGAATTGGTATTTGGAACTAATCTTGTAGTATTTCTTAATGGAACAATATTGAAATTTTTTGTCTTATCTGTATTTCTATCTGTATCTGTATTTCTATCCGTATTTGTATATCTATTTCTATCCGTATTTGTATATCTATTTCTATCCGTATTTGTATATCTATTTCTATCCGTATTTGTATATCTATTTCTATCCGTATTTCTATCCGTATTTCTATCCGTATTTGTATCTGTATTTCTCATAGCATCATTTATTCTTTTTTGATTTAAGTCATTTAATTCCCTTAAATCATTATAACTATGATGTGTATTTCTTTCATTTCTATATTCATCTAAACTATCAGATAGTAATGGACCATTAAAAACCCCGGTAACATTAATAGCTTGTTTTTTATCATTATTTTTTAATACTGTTAAGGAAAATTCAATATATTCCCCAAGAGTTAATGTTCTATAAGTAGATTTTTTTGGTTTTATAGACGTATGATGAACAAATACATCATGAGATGTATTAGATTTATCTATATATGTAATAAAACCATATCCAAGTTTATTACTAAACCATTTTGTAATTCCAATATGTTTTTCCAAATTATCTTCAGTATTATCTTCAGTATTATCTTCAGTATTAATGTTGTCTGTTGTAAGATTACTCATGTTTGTATATAAATCTATTATTTAAATATTCTTATTTATTTTTAATAAATAATCAATTTTATTTTTTATATTCAACTTTTCAAGACAAAAATAATGAAAATTAAACTTATTTATATAAGAATTTAATCATATTAATAAAATATACAAAAATATGTCAGTAAAAGATACGAATGATGTTTTTAAAAATTTATTTATTCCAGAAAAGGGAAAAATAATTGTAAAAACTAATGTAATATCTCCTTCACCCAAAAAGGAAGAAAATATAAATGAAGAAAATATAAAGGAAGAAAATATAAATGAAGAAAATATAAATGAAGAAAATATTATTTATACTTTTCAAATGAAAAAAAAATTAGCTGCTAATATTATAAAATTAGAAAAATTTGAACAAATACAGATTTATCATATTATTAAAAATAATAATGAAAAATTTACAAAAAATCAAAATGGAATTTTATTCGATTTACATAAATTTGAAGACTCGACTATTAAAAACTTAGATGCCTATGTTAAAATGACAACAACATATCGGAAACAAAAAAAATAGTTCCAGTCCCTAATATAAATTATTAATTTTTTGAAAAAATAATTTATTAATTACAAAAACTTATTAATATAATTTTTTAGTAATTAATCACTATCACTATCACTATCACTATCATCACTATCACTCATTTCCGCCATCTTTCTTACAGGACGACCACCACGACGCTTTGGAGGAGTTTTTTTTGACTCAGTATCAGAAGTTGATTTCTTAGCACTAGATTTCTTTTTAGAACTAGATTTCCGTGCCTTTCTTTTCTTAACCGGTTTTGGAGTAGGAACTTTTTCAGTCTCATCTTCAGAATTAACATCTAATTCCATTTCAGTTTCCTTTTCAACTTCATCTTCAACTTCATCTTCAGTAGTAGATTTCTTTAAATTTAATTTATCAATCCATTCCTGAATTTCCTCTTTTGAAAGTTCTGGAATTTGAAGTTTAGTATTATCAGTAAATTCCATATCTAATCCATTTCTAGCCCATGATTTACAGACAGCTGTTCTAAAATCTTTGATAATAGAATCCTTGTTACGAACTCGTTTGTATAAATCTACATTATCATCATAAAATTTTACACAATTCTCTTTTAAGAATAAATTCATAGCATGAAAAATCTCTTTATCTTTATCAGTTAAACAATGAAGCCAATCAACAGAAGAGATTTTTGAAAAAATTCCAATTACACCTCTATTTTGAATAGGTTTACCACCTTCTCGGTCATCCTTAATTTTTTGAATTTTTGAACGAATTATATCCGGTTCATCACATCGTTCAAGTGCTTCTTCGTAAGCAACCTGAACACAACTTAAATCACCTTTTCCAGTAACAAATGCCCGTTGAAGCTGTTTAAACTTAAAACTTTTATGAAGAGATTGAGAATATTCTTTCTGAGCAATTTTCTCAATAACTTCTTTACGAATAGAACTTACATCAGCATCTTTGCTTTTTAGACTAAGATCCGATTGTACATTATCACTTTTTGAGGTATTTGCATTCATTTCTAATTGAGCAAGAATTCTTGTCAATAGAGAAACAACCTCACCTTTTTGTTCTTTATGTTCAGTAAAAAACTGAACTAACATTTCTTCATTCGTTTGTTTAGACATAATTAATTTGTAGTTAAACTTTGTTATTAATTTGTAGTTAAATTTTGTAACACTTAAAGTAGTTATTAATTTTAAATTTAATTAAATACAACTAAATTCAATTTTATATTTCGTTTTTAATTTCGTTTTTATTTTGTTTTAATTTACTATTTTAATGACGTTGTTTACAAAATAATACAACACAATGTTTCGTTTGTTTCGTTTTTTTTCTTTAATTCGTTTAGCTCATTAATCATCTCTAATTCTTTTTTCTCATCTTTCTCATCTTTCTGTAATTCTAATTCTTTTAGCTCATTAATCATCTTTAATTCTTTCTTTTTTTCCCTCTCTTCTTGAATTCTTTTTGCTAATCTTTTCATATTTTCATTTCGTGCCTTTCTTTCATCTATATTTTCTTCATCTATATTCTTTTGTGGGATAATTTTAGTCTTTTTAGTCTTTTTTTTTTTCATTGGACTACCTTTTTGTAAATATTCCTCCCATTTAGTTAAAGTAGATTTATCAGTTTCATCAGTTTTACCTGATGAAGAACAAAACATTCTATCAGTTTTTATTTTTTCAGATATTTGAACTTGGGCGCAATAGTTCATGATATAAAATATTAATATATTTTATTTTTTTATATATAAAAAATTATACTATTTCTTCTCTTCCCTCTCTTTCCTCTCTTTCCTCTCTTTCTTCTTCTGTTTCCCTTCGCCATTCATGCTTTCTTTTATCTTTATTTGAACAACAACGCGGACGACAACATATGAAACAATATCCAATACTTTTATAAAATTTTTTACACCAAGAATTACAAAAACAGCAATAAAGATCTATACAACTATTAAAACATTTATCTTGGGATTTAATTCCAAGAATTTTATCATGCTTATCCTGTAGATTATTGGACATTATAACTCCTTCACCCCAATAGTCTAATCTTATGTCATTTGCCATTTTCATTGTTTCAATTGGACCAAATTTGTTAAAAAGTTCAGATGTTGGTCTTACCATATCCCCTAAAATAACTTCTCTTGCTTCTTTTAAATTTTTATTTGCCAATGTTTCTAAGTCTATTTTATCTTGCATTTTTTTAATTTTTTGACGACTTTCTTTATATTTTTTCTCGTATATATAATATTCTCCACTACTAATAATAGTATCAGCAAGTGTTACTGGATGTACTGATTTGATTATTAGCTTCTTCCATTTTTTTTCCACATCTTTATCATTTCTGAAATCTTCATCTATTTCAATCGTCGCATCTTTATTTTTATTTTTATCTTCATCTTCATCTTTATTTTTATTTTTATCTTCTTCTTCTTTTTTTATGTTTTCTAATTTCCAATGTGTCTCTACCTCGTTATAAAATTGACTTATTTCTTTATATGGAGCTTGTAATCCAAGTATTCCAGATTGGATTATTTCCATTTTATCCTGTATTTTTAGAAATTTAAAAACAGATAAACTAAATGCTATAACAAAACCTAATGAAAGTGTTATGATTGTAAACCAAAAATCTAAATCATCATCTTGAGTAATATTTGCTCTTAACGATTCAAGAAAAGTAATTACCGATGAACAAAGAATTATAACAACATTTATAAGTAGATTCCAAAATTCATAATATTCATATTTATATCTAAGCATCATCATCATTCTATGTATAAATTCATTTCGCTCTGATACGTGTTTTTTTAATTTTTCTCTTGCGTGTTCTGTTTTTTTAATTTTATCTTCTGCTTCTTTTGCCTTTTTATCATCTGCTTCGTCTTCGTCTGCTTTTATTTTTTCCAACTCTTTTTTTACTCTTGTTAACTCGTCTTCGTCTTCTTCTGCTTTTAATTTTTCCAACTCTTTTTCTACTCTTGTTAACTCGTCTTCTTCTTCTTCTTTCTTTTTAGATGCCTTTGAGTTTTCTTCTATTTCAGACAGTTCATCTGTTTCAGACATTATTAATGTTTCAATTCCATCATCTTTATTTATTTTTACTTCTTCTTTTTTTTCTGTATCCATTTAATATAATTATTTATTATTAATGAATGATAGTATTAAATCCCTAATACATAAAAGATTATTTAATTTACATCTGAAATATATGGTAATTCTTCTTTATTTTTTTTATTTGATAAAAGTTGTGTAATTTTCTCAAAGTATTTATTAAAATTCTTTTTATTATTTTTTAACCCCTTTCTATTTAAATCCTGTAATAAATTTATTAGATTATATCTTTTATCTAAACAATTATGATGTCGTCCATTTAAATATTTATAATAATAATATCCCGATAAACACCCCTTTCCTTGTGTAATTGATTTAGAAAAACTATGAATTAATTTCATTACATATTTTTTGTTATTTTTATCAGGATTAAATTTCTTTAAATAATTTCTTATTATAAATATTTCAGTAGCACAATCATAACAATTGTCAATACCAGTAGTAACAATATCATGTTCATAATATTGACAACGTGTAAATGTGTTAAAATAAAACATTTGTTCCTCATACATTCTACAATTCCATTTTTTCTTTTTAAATGGTGACTTAACAATCAATCTAGTTTCTGTACTACTTTGAGGTCCCCATGGTTGAATTACTATTTTACCATCAAAATATAAAAATTCTTTATCTTCCCAAGGTAAACGAAATTTTAGAATACTATATCGAGGTTTCATAATTTCAACCCATTTTTGTTGAACTAACATATCATTTTTTACCTCATTTTCACTAGGTTTATAATTTTTTTTTTGATCATTTGAAATTCGTATATCACATATAAATAAAAAATCTTTTCCAATAAATTCCTTCGCCATATCATTTGTAAAATATTCTCTCCGAATTTCTATATTCTCCGTTTCTCTAATATTAAATTTCATAGGATCTATTAAAATAAATTTAATAGTTGGAAATAATTTAGATAATATTGGTGTATGAATAGCTGGTGCTGCCCCAACATATAATACTAAATCTCCAAGTTTTGAATATTGTGTTAAAAATTCTATTTCTGTCATTAATAATTTTCTTTGCCCCCAATGCATTGTAGTTCGTAATTCATCATTTTGACGTGGTTTATATAATCTTCTAGGACAATCCTCTTTCAAATATCGTGAAAATTTTTCTGATTGATATTTATGTATGTCATTTTTGCAAAAAAATTGCAAGTTATGTACACCGACATTAATCATCTTGATTATATAACTATATGTTGCTTATCTTATTACATTAATTATCTATTTTAAATTTTATTTTATGAAACTTAAAATAAAATTGAAAAAAATACAAAATATTAAGAAAAAAAATTTAATGTATGATATTAAATTAAGATTTAAATGTTGTTTAATCGGCGATGGAGGCGTTGGTAAGACAAGTGTTTGTAAAAAGATGTTATCATCTGGATACGATATTGGAACAAAATATATTTCAACACTCGCAACGGAAATCAATCCAATTCTTATTGAAACAAATTATGGTAATATTATGCTAGATGTATGGGATACAGTTGGTCAAGAAAAATTTGGAACATTAAGATCTAGTTGGTATTCTAAATGTAAAGCCTTCATAATTATGTTTGATGTAACATCATTAGATAGTTATAATAATGTAATGATAAAATGGTATAATGATATAATAAAATTTTCTCCAAATTCATTGATAATTTTGTGTGGAAATAAAATTGATTTAATAAATTCGAGAATTGTACATGAAAATATGGCAAAAAAATTAAATTTGACCTATTTTGATATTTCAGCCAAAAATAATGTAAATTTAAATGAAGTACTATTTTATATTGTCCAAAATTTGACTAATATTCAAAATATAAAATTCTTGGATAGACATGTTTTATATAAAGAATATAATAATACTCATTCAATTGATGAATTAACCAATGAAGATATTTATATTATTGATGATGATGATGATAAAGAATTAACTAATGAAGATATAACTAATGATATTACAAATAATCTTTTGATACATACATCTGATCCATTGCCAATAATGGATGAAAATGGTAATATTTGTTGGCAAAATGAATTAAATTTAAAAAAAAGAAAAAGACAAGAAAAACTTGAAATAATTGAAATTTAAAATAAAATTAAATTATATATACTTTAACTTTATTCAATGGTTCTATCAATATCATTTTCAGGAGGCTCCTGGTTAGGAATGTGCTATTATCTTGGTTGTATGTCGTATATTAATACATATATTAAAGATGATAATATAATTACATTAGGAGCATCTGCTGGCTCATGGGCTTCGTTAGGCATTCAATTAAGAAATCATATGTCATTAAATACAATTAAACGAAAAGTTTATGAATTGTTTGATGAAGTTGGAAAATATCCGTTTAAATGTGAAAAAATAATAAACGATTTCTTTGATGATACGTTTCGTGATATAGATGACGATGTGATTCAAGAAATTGGAGAAAATTTATATATATCCTCAACACATGTAGAAATTACAAGATTTATTTTTGAAAATAATCTTGTTAGTGATATTTCTTCTAAAGAAGAATTGAAAATAAATTTGATTAGAAGTTCGCGCGTTCCAGGAATGGTTGGGTTTAGTAAACATAATATAGATGGAGCATTTACAAATAATCAACCTATTCATGACGAAAATACTATAAAAATAAATTGTATAACCGGTTTTTTTAATGCTCATATATATCCGTCTGAATTTATAAACCCGATATATTTTTATAGACCTCCACCAATTGAAAAGAGAGAGTACATATTTTTAATGGGATTTAACGATACAAAAAAATATTTTGAAAAAAATGGAATTCCAATAAATAATTAATTTATCTCTTTAATTAATAATCATATCTTATATATAATATATACAAAAAATGTCATTAGAATATCCACCAACAACTATCACTGAAGCACTTAATTGGAAAAAAGATATATATGATAGATATCCAGCACATGCGAATGTTACATATGATGATGCGAATGGTACATTACTAACATTTAAAACAGTTGTATCCGATTCACCATATGGTAATGGTGAATATAAAGCATTTGGTAACGATTGGTATAGTTATACAGAAGGAACATCTTATGGTTCTAATGAATGGCCAGCAAATGGGCCATTTGAAAAATCAGAAGGTGATTCAAGTACAAGATTATCATATCATAATGCCTCTATATCGATGAGTACTGGTTCTGATATGAACAATCCACTAATAATTGGAATTGAAATGCCGGATCATATTAAATTAACAAGTTATTCGATGAAAAACAGACCTAATTTTGCTGACAGATCACCAAAAAAATGGAAGTTATATGGAAGAAGAAATTGTGGTACATGGACTCTTATAGAAACTAGAGAAGTATCATCTTGGTCAAGTGGCCAAACAAGATCATGGAATATATCACCAAGTGAATATTATTCCGATTATAGATTTGATTTTTTAACTGCATATAATAGTTCATTACAAATATATACAATTAAATTGTACGGAACTCCTGAACAAATGACTACACCAATTAGTTTTGATAGATTAGGGAATTTACCTTTTACTAGAACTTCTATCTATAATAAAGCAACCTCTTCAGCAATTACTTTAGAACGTGGTTTAAAAGATTTAGCAGATATAGAAAATACAACCGTTATGAGTTTAGATTTATTACAAGATCCAACAATGTATAATGGTAAATTTTATGTTCCAAATAGTGGAACACATACAGAATATTTTCCAAGTGAATTTTCAACTACTCCAGGCGTATTTTTTACCTTGGAATGGGAAGATTGGGGAAGTGGAAATGAAACAAGAAAAAATCTTGTTATTACCTCAGTAACTACAAAATATTTTACAATAACTAATCCTCAAAGTAATATGGATCCAATAGTCCATTGGATGGCAGTAAAACCAGGAACTGGGACAATATATGGAAAAAATTATAAATGTGAAGTTGTATCTTCGGGTAATAGTTGGGGAACCAATAGAACATTTACATATAGTAGTAGTATGGGAAACAATCCTTATGCAATGTATTGCGTTAATTCTAGAAATAATGGGTCAAATGTTTATAATACATCACTTAATGCTATGCCAACATCAACACAAACAACATTTTGTACAGGAGTTAATGATGAGGAGACTGTTACAAATAATCAAACTGTTTCAAGTTCAGAACAACTCGCGTATCTTGTAATTCAAAATTCAGGTGACGTAACAGATAAAATGTATATGTGGACTGGAACAGAAAAATCAGTAGCATATGATGCCCATACTACAACAACAAATGGTGCCGCTCTTCAAAATGCGATTTGTTTAGGAATAGTTAGAAATACTGGTGGTAATTCTAGTGAAACATTTCCAAGTACCCCATTTACTTTAGGAAAACCTGAAAGTGCGAGAGACATTGGTGCTCTTGAGAATCAAACTGGAAATACAAATTCAGAACAAGATGGTATATACGAAGTATCTACTGGAGTAAGAGGCTCTGCATACAGTGGAATGGCCGCGGTATTTGATAATAATAATAGTACACGAATTCAATTTGGTGATTACACAGGGGGTTCGGGAAAGGGACAATATACAGGAAGTGAAGATGAATCTGGTACAGGTTATTTAGGACGCTGGGTACGAATCAAGATGCCAATAAAAGTATTACTATCTCAATATAGTATAACTAGTGGAACGCATGGAAATGGGAGTGTAGCTCCAAGAAATCATGCTATATTTGGATCAAATGATAATTCTACATGGACTTCATTAAATAATATATCTGGACAAACAAGTTGGGGATCCAATCAGACTAAATCTTGGAGTATTTCTCCAGGAACAGCTTATCAGTATTATTTATATATTTGTAATCGTGTTATTAAATCAAATCAACATCACTTATATAAACTTTCATTTGTTGGAGAAGGATATCCAGACAATGTAGCAAGCGGAAATGCTGGATTAACTTGGCCACCAGCAAATTTTAATATTCTTGGTAATCATTTTGATGACCAAACTGAAGGTCGTTATATTGTAACTAGTTCTAGTGTTAAACATCTTTCGCCAACATATATGGAACCTTATTTAGCATTTAATGATAGTTTAGGTGATAGATATCTTTGGTATTCTGATAATAATTATTCAAATGGAACTTATACTGGTTCTTCAGATGAATCTGGTACAGGATATCTAGGTGAATGGTTAAAAATCCAATTTCCAACCGCAACTTCGTTAACTCAATATACATTACAAGCAGATAACACATATTTTGCCAAATCACCAAAAGATTGGAAATTATTTGGTTCAAATGATAATTCAAGTTGGACAGCAATTGATACACAGACATCTCAAACTTATACAGCATCAGAGTCTAAAAATTTTACAATAACTTCATCATCTTATCTATATTTTTTGTTCATTTTTAATAAATCAGCATCTGGTTCAAATGTAGCAGTAGGATATATAACTTTTGAAGGTTCTACTGGATCAGGATCAGGTTCTCCAGGTTCTTTAACTTTATATGCAAATAGATTAACAGATAAACGAGTTAAATGGTATATTAAAGAATATGTTGGTAGAGATGGTACTCACGGGGCAGAAACAACTTTAATGCTTCAAATGGCAGGAACAATTACTCGTACATCTAAGCCACTTTTTCATCTTGATGCTACTCATTTAAATGCTGTTCAAGGAGTAAGTGCTAATTCACAAATAGATAGATGGTATAATTTATCTCAACGTGGTTTTAAATACGCTGTTGGAAGAGGTTCTACTAAACCAACATTAAAATCAGATTCTAATGGTTATTATGTGGATTTTAATTATACAGGAGCATATTTTGATTTACCATGCCCTATTACTTGGAAATTCGCAGATGTTGATGGAGTTGGTACAAAAGGATTAACTTGTTTCGCTGTTGCCCAATTTAATGATACTGGTTCAACAACTTCTGATAATTTTTTTGATTGCTGTAATCCAGGAACCGGCGGCGGCGGAGCTTCGACTGAAACTAAAAATGGTTCCACTTATTATAAAGCAATTGATGAAGGAACAAGTAATTTTGGAGGTACTATTTATAATAACGCCCAAAAAAAAAGTGGTTATGTTGAATTAACACCCGCATTAAATAGTCAAAATGGTCAAATTCAATGGAGTGGTATGAATCCAGGTGATCGTTTTTATGCTACATTCGATACCTGGACAGGTAGTGGTAGTGGTGCTGATGCAGCTTGGTTTTATTGGGGTTGTACAACTCGTCCAACAGGTGAAGACTTTGATTCTGGAGGATATCTTTTGGCGATTGATGAATATGGCACTAATGAAATTCAACTTGAATTTAATAATAGTAGACTTCATACAAAAGTTATTGGAAATATTGATGATAGTGCGTGGCATAGTTGGATTGTTGAATATAAAAGTAATACAATCAAAGTTTGGAGAGATACTGTTCTTCAATTTACTAAAGTAGATAGTTCTCGTACTCTTAGTACGTTAGTTGGTTGGGGTGCTAGAACTGGTGGAAAAAATAATTACCATAGAGTTAGAAATATGAAAGCTTGGGTTTCTGCTAACAATGGTACTGGATATATTAATAATGGTACTCCGCATACTGATAGACTCTTGTGGGGAAGAACTAGCACTCAACTAAAATTACAGGCAACAGATCCGTCAGTTCAATACGATACAACTAATTCTCCAGCAACTGTTACACATAAAGTTCATACTATTCGTTATAATAATCCAGATAAAACTAGTTCAATATGGACTAATGGAACAAAACTTACTCCAACAGAAACAACTCAAAATACAATTGATGATAGAACAACAACACGAAATGTAATAGGTGCGAATGCTGATTTAAGTACTTCAAATATGAAATTACGCGAATTAATTGTATTTAATGATATATTAACTGATAATCAAGTAAGTGATATAAATACTAGCTTGGGTGAAAAATGGGGCATTTAGTACTACATATCCTGTTCTTGATCAATGGTATCTAGTATTTAGACAAACTGTTGGTTATTTGTGGACAGTCAATCCAAGCACTAATAGCTTAAATTCTGGTGATTCGTCAAATGATAATTATTCTATTTTAAATACTATAACTGATTTGAAAAATACTGATGGTAAATACAGATTAAAATATGTTAATCCAGCAAATGGTAATTATAATGACTGGAGACAAACAAATAATTTAACAAACGCAGTACAATCTGGATACAGTGCTGTTAGTGTTTCTCATTCAAACGAAGGTTTTAATGGATTGGGTCCAAGTACAAGTAGTAGTGCTACCTATATTGATGGTACTACAGGTGGTAATTGGTGGTATGCAGTTGCTGCTAAGCAGAATCACAACGGTGCATTCCCAGGTTTAGATTATGTTCATAATGTAGTAGAAGTATACGCAATGAAAGAAAATTAAATTTATTTTATTTTAAGTTTATTTAGTATAATTGTATTTTTTACAAGATTTTTATATTTGATACAATTATAAAATGTCTTTAGAATTTCCACCAGTCGGAATTGATACAGCATATACTTGGTTAAAAGATGATGAGGATACAGTTACAGGAAATGATGGTAATACTTCAACAACACAAGAATTGTCTACATATAAAACAGTTGTTGAAAATGCGCCTTATGGAAATGGAGCATATAAAGCATGGACTACTGACACATGGAGTGGTTATATTTCTGGAACTTCATATGGATCAAGTGAATGGCCTGCTTCAGGAGCATTTGATAAAGATGAAGGTGACTCAAATACAAGATTATCATATCATACAGGAAGAACTTATTCTAATAGTTCAGATAACTCTAATCCTGGATATTTAGCATTAGAGATGCCTCTAAAAATAAAATTAACAAGTTATTCAGTTAAAAATAGACCAGGATTTCAGGCAAGTCAAGCACCTAAAAAATGGACTCTTGCTGGTAGAAGTGGAGATGGTGCTGATTGGGAAGATATACAAACAGAAACAGTATCAAGTTGGACATCCGGTGAAACAAAAACATGGACAGTATCAACAACTAAATATTATTCTGATTTTCGATTTGCATGGTTCCAGGCAATGGGAAATGGAAACTATATTTCATTATATACAATAAAACTCTATGGAGTTCCATATCATATTAGTAGTAGTGGTGAAATTCGTTTTAGTGAATTTGGAAATTTACCTTTACCACGTTTTCAATCTATTTTTAGTAATTCAAAAAAAGATATAAAATTTAGTCAATTACAAGAAGCCTTAAATGATATAACAGATGTTGCATCTGGCACTAAAAGTTTAGCTTTATTGCGAAGTCCAACTATGTATTGTGGAAAATTTTATATAGCAGCAAATAGTTCTACTACAATATATTTTCCATCTTCATTCGCAAGTACACCAGGAGTATTTGTTACACATCAATGGAGAGATTTTAGTTATGCTAGTGGAAATAATAGTAATGAAACAATAACACCAGTACGAATAACAGGAGTAACAACAACTTATTTTACAGTAACTAATACAGATACTACTATGGATCCATTCGTCCATTGGATGGCAGTTAAAGTTGGTTCTGGTACAATTTATGGGGCTAGTTATGTTTGTACACTTTGGAATACAGGAAGTAATTGGACATCAAGTCATAATCATACTTATAGTGGTATTAGTGGAACTCCGGTTCCTTTATGTAATCAACAAACAGCAAATAATGGCTTGACACTTTGGGGAAGACATAGTTCTAGATCTAGTTCAGCTACACAATGGTATATTGGAAAAGTAGGTTATAAACCAGTTACCACTACATATACATTAAGTTCAAGTGAAACATTTGCTTTTTTTGTTATGACAAGTACTGATGTTTTCAAAAAAATGTATATGTTTACTGGTTCGGCAACTTGTACTGAAGATTCGGAAGCAACTTACACTAATACTAAACCATTACATAATCCAATTATTATAGTATCAACAACAATAGGTGGTAGTGATAGTGCTCAAGTTCACTGTAGACGATTAACAAGTAAAAGAGCTAAATATATAATCAGAGAAACTCTTGGGCTGGATGGACCACATGCGGATGAAAATGTTTATGCTATACATTTACGAGGATTTGCTGATTTTGGTTCTAAACCATTCTGGCATTTAGACGCAAATTTTATTAATGCGAATCAAAAGGTTTCTAATTCTGGTGAAATAAGAAGATGGAGAAATTCTAGTGGTAAAGCTTTTAAGTATGCGGTTGGTAAAGGTACTAGCAGACCAACTTTAGGTAATGACTCAGATGGTTATTATGTTTATTTTAATAAATCACAGTCACAATACTTTAAAATAAGAAATACAATTAAATGGAAATTTACAGATGGTGACGGAGAAGGAACAGGAGGAGTAACAGCTTTCTGTGTTTTTAAATTTATTAATATAGGTAGTCAAAACTCGTCTAGATTTTTTGATTTTGGTAATGGCAGTTTAGTGGATAGTGTATTATGGGCTAAAAATGGAACCTCGTCTGAAACACACTTTTGGACATTTAATCCCACAATCACTTACAGTTCAACTAATAGTTTAGCAAGTACTAGTTGGCAAATATATACTATGAAATATGATAATTCAGATTTAGAATGTTTTTTTTGGTCAGATGGTATGAAATGGACCCCAACTGAAACTACAACATCCACAGTAACAGATAGAAATACGACTCTTAATTATATTGGTGAATCTAATTGGAGTGGTGATGATTTTCTAGATGGCTATATGAGAGAACAAATTGTTTTTAACGATTCATTAAGTAATTCACAAATACGTTCTATAAATATGCGTTTGGGAAAAAAATGGAATATACCAACATGGACATTATTATTTAGACAAACAATCGGATATTGGTGGACTAGTTCTCAATCATTATCTTTAAATAGTTCTGATCCTGATAATGACAATTATTCTATTTTAGATCAAATAGATACTTATAAAAATACAGATGG